CAAAAGTAAGACTTTTCTGCAAAATAACAAAAAGCCACCATGTTTTTAACTAAAAATTAGTAACTTTTGCCAATAAATCATTGTGTTTCAAATATTTTTTTGTAATTTTGCAGCTGAATTAAAGATATAATCAGAATAAAAGATATTTAGGAACAAATAATGATTACAGTACAAAATTGGGCATCCTAACTCTGTAAGTCTCTGTGTATCAGCAATAGTAGTAAAATAACAATCCTTTTATTTTACATAAAAATGCCACAAAAAGGTAATTTAAGGTAATCTGAGGTTACTTTTTGCAAGTAATATGCAAGTGTGGTTTACCTGTAGATTGAAGGATTACAAAAGAAATCATCACTATGAAGGTATATGTAGAGTCAAAGACTAACAAGGTATTTTTCTCAGTAACCCACATGACGAAGAGGTTCTACGTCTACACCGGGTTGCAGACAACCGAGAAGTTCAGCGGCATGATGTTTCCGAAGTCAGACAAGTCAGCAAAAGCGAAGACGAGAAGACTTGCGGAGCTGTATGCCAAGTGTGAGAGCTATATCCTTGACCATCATGACGAGTCGCCGGATATGATGAAGGAACATCTGAAGGAGATCTGTACGGGAGCAAAGAAAGAAGACAAGTCTCCGTTCCTCAGTTTCATGAAGGCATTCGCTGAGACAAGAGAGAGGCCGAATACCAGGAGAAGCTACGAGAGGACCTACAGATGCGTAGAGGCATACGACGGTAAGTGCAGTTTCAACACCATAACCAAGGACTGGCTTGAAGGGTTTATCAGGCATGAGATGGATAAGGGAAGGAAGGCCAATGGTATCTCGAACGACATCACACACATTAAGGCAGTCTTCAAGAAGGCCATCGATGATGGTAAGACGCAGAACTTTCCGTTCCACTATATCAAGCTCAAAAAGGAGGAAACAAGGAAGCGCTGTCTCTCACTGGAGCAGATGAGAGAACTAAGGGATGCCAAATTACACGGCAAGCAGGCTCTGTACCGCGATTTCTTCATGTTGGGGTTCTACCTCATAGGTATCAATGTTTCGGACCTCCTGACGCTAAAGAAGGAGGATTTACGCAATGGTAGGATAAGCTACTACCGAAACAAGACAGGTAGATTGTACGACATCAAGGTGGAGCCAGAGGCTATGGAGATAATAAGCAGATACCGCAGCAGAAAGCCGCAGTACCTGCTCAGGTTCTTCGAAGACGCAGGAACTTTCGACGTGGACCACTTCACGAACAACATGAACCGTACGCTGAGAAGGATTGGCCCGAAGGATCCTAAGGATATGAGAAAGTCATCACCTCACCCTATCGACAGCAAGATATCAACGTACTACAACAGGCATAGCTGGGCGACGCTTGCGTCAGAGATAGGTATTTCACTCGAAACAATCGGTCGAGCACTTGGACACTCCGTATGGGAGAAGACGGTTACAGCCATCTATGTCAAATACGACAACAAGGCAGTTGACGAGGCGAACAGAATGGTTATAGACTACGTTAACTCTGATAAGCCCAACGGTAGCCTCGGTGAGTCTTCATCTGCCCTCTAAGACATTTGTAGATACTGCCTGAGAAATACCCATCCTTAACAGCGCTTTTTATGGACGGGTATTTCTTCACATATCCAGAGCTAGATATACGGCATATAGCTACCGTATATCTAGTCATTGTCTTTGCTGCAAGTTTCACGTGCTTCCTGGTGTTTATGTTGTGGGCATTCTCGTATGCGGTCACCCATCTCAAATTGTCAACGCAATTATTTTTCGGATTGCAGTCCTTGTGATCGACGTACTCTTTATCCTTCGGTTTATGGATGAAAGCCATAGCGACAAGTCGATGGACAAAGAAGTTTTTCTGCTTTCCGTCGGCAAGACGAAGCTTAACCTTATAGTATCCTCCTGCATCTGGAGTCTGCGCCAGGAAGAATCTTTTTCCATGTACGTACTTGAAGATTCTTCCCTTGTTTGATACATGATAACCGCATCCGATACTTTTAAATTCTTCTTTCATGATAGCTCTATTTTTTATCGAGTTCGTTCAAATCCTTGGTAAGCTCAGAGATTTTATTGGAAATCTCATCACACATCTTATCGGAATGATTCATCGCATCGATAAGTTGTCTCAATGTTATCCTGTGCTTGCAGTAATTAACCTTTGCGTGTTCGCATTTCCATCTCTCCCTCCACAACATTTCCTGTAAGACGTAGAAGCGGATAATCCTACCCTTCTTGACGATCTTATCCGACTCTTTCTCAGCCTCCTTCAGCTTCTCCTTTGCCTCTATCAGCTCAATTTCAAGTTTCTCTTTGCAGCGGTTGGTGTAGCAGACTTCAGAGATGAGCAAAGTTACGATGACGAAATCAGCAAACGCATCCCGGTTCCCAATGAAGCCTTCCGCAATACAGAGGCAAAGGCAGATGACAATGCACACGACAAAGATGTCGATGCGGTCGAAAATCATTTTTAATCTTTCTTTCATACGCTACAAATCGTTTTTATAATCGTTAGAAATAATCCAGGAGCTCATTACAATATTGAATATCAGCAGGAGAACAATGATAGCCCAGTACTGCCCGTCGGTAAGCTCGATGGTAAGATAATCGAAATCCTCGAAGTTCTTTCTGTGCCATTCCTTTTCTACAATCGGACCGATATACTCGGCGTACTTTTCGAGATTTACAGGATTGCTCATAAACCAGTCTCTACTCTTAACGCCTACAACCGGGCTATCACACCATGAAAATGAGTTGCACCACTTGACATTCTTGTTTTTATCGATGCCGACACACACGACAAGTTCATTCTTGTTGCCGCCCTGCCAGTATGAGCGCTGCTTTTCAACGATTTCTTCCGGCTTGTTCGTAAAGAACAGGACGAACACCCTAAACTGCTTCCGCTCGCCATAGTATCCGTTCAGCCACCTCATGGCCTTCTCCTGGTTCTTCGGAATCTTCAGTCCAAGCACAGGATTCTGGTCGTAAAGAACGATATCCGGATACTCGAACAGTCCAAGCTTTCGTGCCTGCTGATAATCAATATCCTCAAACTTGAAAATAGAACGTGAGTCTTTCACTTTATTCTTGTAATCATGCTCGGAAGATAATGTGTACGAGTTTTCAATGGAGCCATCCCACGCCCATTCCTGTGCATCACCATCCTTAGTGTAGTAATGCCTGTGCATGTCGATAAACACGCTTTGGGTTCCAAGAATCTTTCTGACTACATTAAACTCGTTGTCGGTCATGAAGTACTCCTCTTTATTTCTAGCATCAAAATAAGTCCAACGTTCAGGGTGATAGTCTACGTACGAACAATCATACGTTTCCGTACGTTGATGCTTTCCGCTTCCAACTGTCCTTGTGCATGTGCGGTGTATGTACTCATTCCAGGCATCGTAATGACGGATTCTTGTCACGTAGCTTCCGAGATATTCTGTGTCAGCTGCATTGGACTGCTTGAACACGAACTCCATGAGGATGCCTATGAGGATGGATGGAACAATGAGTACTGCGTATTCCCACCAGGTGGTCTGCTTCCTGAAGAAAATCAACAGGAAAGCAGCAACCACGAATGGGATTAGGAATATGAATATTTCCATAAGCTGTTATTTTTTGAACAGGTCTACGTCGTTATCCTCTCCAAGCTGCATGATCATCTTTGTCTTGGATGAGGAGATAACCTTGTATTCGATAGGTTTTGTATCGGAGATGAACCATTTCGCCGGATATGTCTTCACGAGCGTCTCGTGCTCACGGATGATATCGAGCATTCTCTCCTGTGATGTCTGGAACTCGGAGCGCTGAATCTCTATGGACTGCATGAGGTCCTTGTATAGCGAAACGTCGAAGTTAGGATTACTTTCCTTGATCCACTTCATAAGCGAGCCGTCTCCCTTTGAGTATCTGCCCTCGATAAGTTTCGGATAGATGGACTCGAATGCGGACTTGTACTCATCCGTAACCTGTGCCTTCTGCTGAAGAACCTTCCACATCTTGTCGTGAACACCCTCAATCTTGCCACGCTGAGCCTCTGACTGCTGGCGAAGTGAGATTTCCTGGTTGTTGTAATGGAAATAACAACCGACAACTGAACCTGCGGCGAGTACTACTATTGCGAGTACTGATGCCAAAATAATGTTTTTTACACTCATAATGTTTAAAATTTTTAAAAAAAATATACTTAATCTTTTGGATTTGACAACTTGTTATTGAGCCTGATATAGAAGTCTTCCTCAGACTCTCCGTTCTCTTTGAAGTCAAGATTGTTTTCCTCAACGAAGTCAAGGATGGAATAGACGCTCTTATTGCCGAGATTCCTGAACTTCATAAGTTCTGACCTTCCGCGGAGATTACGAACCAGGTCGCCTACGGTATATACGTTGAAGGTTTTGAGTGCATTCAGGATGCGGACAGAGAAGCCGCAGTCATTTATATCCCTGGAAAGGATCAGCGGAGGAAGTACTGCGCTACTTACAGGCTTGTCTCCTTTCGCGCGCCGGTATTCGTCGAAGCTTACCTGTAGCGACTTGATTACCTTCTTCAGGCGCTCAACCTCATACTGCAAGGTTCTGTTCGTTGAAAGCTCAGCAATTACAATATCCTCGTTGTAGGTGAGTTTATTACAAGTCTTTTCTGCAATCTGCCTGATTCTCGTTGCAGACACGCCGTACTTGATTGACAGCTCATCATAGGTCATTCCGTTAATGATGTCCTTCAGAAGACTGGACTCACGATAGGTAAGATTCGGTAATACACCAAGATGTGACATTGTATTGATTACACCGAACAGCATGCCTACGGCGTTTGCAGCCAGCTTGCCGTTTGCGGTAGCTCTGTCTCTCAGCTCAGTGAGCTCGACGTTGATTGCGCGCTTGCGATACTCGACTTCCTTGAGCTTCTCGTCAATCATCTTCTCGTTTGCTGCAATCATCTTGTATTTCTGAGCATATTTCTCGATATCCTCGCTGTTGACATACAGGATGCCGTGTTCGCCTACGTAGCTTCCAAGGATGCCTTCCTTGATGTAGTTGCTGATAGTCTGTCTTGATACTCCAAGTATCTCGGCAGCTTTGTTTCTTGTTATTCTTGCCATGTTATTTCTTGTTTTTTACTTTTATACTTCGTACTTACCATGAACTCTTGCGTGACAATTACGGCAAAGCACCTTAACATCGTTGCAGGTATATTCCCATGGGAGCAAACCTTTCTTGTAGCCTACGTGGTGAACCTGCAATCGCTCCGTAGAACCGCAAACCTCACACTTGTGTCCACGAACAGCAAAAACAAACTGTCTGAATGCGAACCAGCGAGAATCCTGCAAGAACTCGTCGTAGTTCATTTTTACAGCTTTTGTCCTAGCATTAGCTACCCTTCTTTGGTATTTTTGTTTACTTTCCCGCTTTCTTTGCTTTGGAATACCTAGGAGGACCGCCTGGTCGTTCTTTCGTCTCTGGCTCACGACACTATTTCTAGCATCAACCAATGCTGTCCACGACTTAGTACGGACACCTTTTGAGGTAGTCCAGTCTCTAGTCTCGAACTCTTTATAGAGAGAAAATGGGTCGATATCATAGCCCTTCCTCTCTATGTAATCACAAAACTCCTCCAATGATGGAGTATCTCTAACAATATCTTTTCTCATAATCTCTACATTTTATGACGTTAATATTCTTTCTAAAAAGGCTCAGGCTCACTCCCTCGAAGTCTCCCTCTGCCACTACTATTATTATATGTTACTTTTTACCCACTATCATTTTTCTCTCAATTTTCTTCTGATTAGAACCACTTTTTGCCTTCGAAATCTGACTTTTGAGAGTCTTGTATTTGTTGGCACATCTAAGTTGTCCTTTTCTGTATTTTGCAGAGATGACAATGAGTGTTCCATCTGCCGTGCGGAAACTCTGGTTGTTTGTGCATAAGCACGCATCAACGTTCGCTTCCGTGCATTGGATTATCTTTTGTACTGCTCCAGACTTAACGAGAGACTTTACGGCTTTTCTCGCCTGATACAACGTACCATTAATGTCTTGTGCCATCTTGGCGTTTGAGTAACTTCCGGTGTACTTCTCATCGAATGGTTTCTTCAACATACGAGCTTCCATCTTGCGGGCGTTGCGTACACTTTTAATCAAGTGCCCGTTAATGGCTCTACCATGCGTATTGATGACTTCTTCGATAGTATTAATCTTGTTACTCACGACAACCTTGCGCACAAGACCCTTAAGGTTCGGTAGGCTGAGTTTGCTTATTTCCCCTATTCTTGTCTTGTAGCTATACTTGTAACTCTCGTGAATCTTGTTCGCTATGATTCTTCTCACACCGAACCTGTTCGTATCTATACGGCAATAACCGAACTCAACAGCTGAATCCAGGTATCGCTTGAAATCTTTCTTATTGAAACCAAGAGCCTTCGCTGCCTGGTTCGTTGTTCCGAAATGAAGGTCTGAAGAACGGAACAGGAACTTTATCTTAAGGGCAAAGCAAAACGCCACCAAACGATTGTCATCGCTCAGTGCAATCTGTGCCTGCTGAATTCCTATTCTGATATTTTTCATTACCTCATTTAAAATTAAAAACTCCAATGGACCAGAGGTAGAGGTTAGTCCATCGGAGTTATATTTTGGCATATGTGATCGCTCATACGGTTGCCAATCCGAATAGCGTTTGTGAATCCTTTCGTGCTTACTACTCAGCCTCTACACCTTTCACTTGCATTGCAAAAGTACAATATCTTTCTGAACCTTGCAACAGGCTGATTTGTGTCAAAAATCTGCTCATTCAAGTAAAAAGTAAAAACAAAACTCTCGAAAGTGCTGATTTGGCTTGATGTTTCGATTATGGTAAAAACAGGAATTCGTGCTATTCATTAAAGTACAGAATGTTTACAATTAACGTAGTTTAAGAAAAAAGTGTGATTTTTGTTGCTTTTTCGGTGGTTATCTTAATAAAATAGCCGCCTATCTACAAGTGAATAAGCGGCTATTTATACTCTAGAACTTCCATTCTATTATCTTATATTGTACATCAGAAGATTCTTTCTTCATAGCTAAATATCGCTGCTTGTTACAAATTCCGTTCGATTTAACTTTCCTTATTAGTTCCTCTGCCTCATCTCTATCTCCAAACAAGTCGGCATCAATTCTCAAATTTGCATAAAACAATCCTGGACGACCGAAGAAGTTGCTTGTAACGACCGCAATCTTTTCGTGGTTCTCGTTGTAAACAGCCACGTAATACACATTTCTTCTGCCGGGAATAATTTTCGAAAATTTCGATTTCAGATTCCCAAATACTTTTTCTTGATCAGAAACGTTACCTGGAAAACAGAGAGATATCGATTCCTTTAATTGCTCGTCCGTTGGACAATATATGTAGTCAGCAAGAATCGCCTCTGCATAATTATCGCACTTACTGAAATCGAATAGTAAGGAAACACCATCGGGAAGAAGGGTAAGATGCTTTGTCTTTCTTTCCATATAATCCGCTTATCCGTGATGCGTAGGGCTTAAATTATTACTCGTCAATAATATCACATCCATTGATGTTTATGTATTCAAAAACGCCTTTATTCTTGCGTTCCTCGTTCCACTTTGCAACTTCTAACTTTGTGACAGAATCACGACCAATGAGTTTCGCTGCATACTTTAATGCCTCGTTTTTATTCTTAAACTCTTCTCTGTGATATTCTCCATCTACATACGAAGTCAATACAGAGCGACAGTTGAAGTATTTGCCTTCTGCGTCGTTTGTAGCATAGACCTCACACATTTCCTCTTCCACTATGAAATACACCTTCATGCCGTCATAGTGTTTTTCGAGGAGCTTATTGAAGTCCGTTGCTCCCCATGCCTCCTCTGCACAAATTTTTAATAGGCCGTCTGATAACTCGCATGTATGGATAAATCCGCGAATGTAGTTGTCACCGATTTCTTCGCCAAGATCCAGGATGATATTTCCTTCCCAGTTCTCAGACGCTCCTTCCTCCATTACAGGACGCTCTTTATTCATAAACGCCTTGCAAAGGTTGCTTAACTCCTGAAGATCCTTCTGCTTGCCTTCAATACGATAGCTTGTGATTGCCCAATTTGCCATAATTCTTATTTTTAAAAAGTTATTAATTGCAGGAGCCGAAGCTCCCTATTTTTGGCTAATCGGGGCCGTTTTAAAAAATCCCCTCCTACCCTCACGGGCAAGAGAGGACGCTCATTTAAACAATCTAGCTATGAAAAACTAGAAATATCTTATTTCCCGCACTTAACAACTTCGAAAACACGATGCTCTCTGTCGGCGGAAAGTCTATTACCTTCTTCATCGCATATGTGGCCATCTTCGTTGACCCATAGCTTCTGGTTGAACATTTCTTCGCACATTCCCAGGATCTTAAGATATTCCTGTGCCTCGAAGATGACGTTCTTGCCATCACGCTCTGCCCTCTTGAAGTTATCGATAAGATCTGGATTCAGGTCAGGTGCAGTGATATCGTACTCATCCATTTCATCGTGATAGTGGATGTTGAGAATCTCCAACTCTTCCACCATTGCGGAGTTCGTACCAATCTCGCCAGTCAGAGCCTTCATAACGGTCTCCTTTTCTAGCTTTTCGTACTTCTTCCGACACTCATTGATGAGCTTATTCAACTCTTCTTCTGTATAATCTTCTACCATATTCATTATTATAATTGGTTAAACAATGCAGGAGATGGCAGCTGGCCACCTCCAGTTTTAGCTTAATCCTCACCTAGACCGTTATCGAGGTCTTCTTCATAGACGCCGAACAATCTCAGTGTATTGCTGTCAATCTCGGTCTTACCGACAATGTAGCGCTGTGTCATCTGTATATTAGGCATGCCGTTACTGGTATGTCCCATCATGACGGCAATCTGCTCAAGAGGCACTCCCTTCTTTGAGAGATTCGTTGCGAACGAGCGTCTGCCGGTATGGGATGATACGAACCGATACTTCTTTCCAGTCTCTTCTTTTCCAGCTTTGAACACCTTTGTATTCGTATCTATTCCGCAGTCACGACAGATATCGCGGAGTGCTCTATTGAACGTCCTTTCACCTATCTCACCCGGAAGAGGCTCGTCACCAGTACCGCATACGAGGAACTTACGGAGCTTCTTGTGAAGTGGAACCCTTACCTCGGTCTTTGTCTTCTGGGTAACATAGACGAGGAAGTGTCCGGTATCATCTATGTTCTCTTCCGTCATTCTCTGGCAGTCGCTGTAACGTGCGCCACAGAGACATTCCATGATAAACATTCTCTGAACATATCTTTTTGTTTTCCCTTGAGGGTTGTACTTTATGATTCTGTTTATCTCCTCATCAGAGAGATATACAGACTGGACCGGTACAGCCTTCGCTCTAAGTATTCTGCCGAACGTAGGACTAGGAATTTCCCTGGTAGCATCGTTCTCACGTATCACGGCCTTGATGGTTGCACATACGGTTCTTGCCGAGTTAGGAGCGTAGTTCTCCTGGATCTTCTCGAAGAGGTCACGGAGGTTGTCATCGGTGACGTCTTCCCATAATGGCTTATGTCCAAGCATCTCTTCGAACATCCTTACAACCTTAATAAGTTTCGGGTATTTCCAGATGTATGCGCCATAGAACGTGTCATGCCTCCAGGCGTTGCTGTGATAATTGGCGAACCAACCCTGCTTGATGGCAGTCTTGTACTTCTGCTGCTGAGTGTAGCTCAGAAGTCTCTCCCAATCTCTTGTCTTGATTCTTATTTCTTCTGTCATAATTCTATAATTTTGGTTACTAGTGGCAAAGATACGAAAAGTTTATAATATAAACCATCGTCTTTGCCGTTTTTAACGCTAAATTAACTTTCGAGCTCATCGTTTAGCTCGTAAGCAATACGGGCGAGCGACTCGAAATCCATCTCAAAATCCATAGGGGATACTCTCTTCACCACTCTTTTGTAGCTCATCATATGTAGCGTGATAGTCGGGATAGCAGTATCCTTGCCGTTAGTTTCAATGAGGACAGCTTCGAAAAGCCCGTCGCTGCACTTAACCGGGTTCTTAAGTTCCTTGCTGAGGATTCCGCGTACTCGCATTATCTCACGGATGGTGCATGCAAGTTCCATCTTTGCCGTTGAACGCAACTCATCAATCTTGTCTTTCAATACTTTTCTCTTCATAATCTTAATATTTTGGTTTAACTTGATGCCCGCCGTTTCCTGGCAGGCTTGTTTGGCTTAGTCTTTTCTTTCGATATCAAGGCCCGTAAGCACGCCTTTCATATAGGCTAATGTCTCTTCCTTGCATTCCGATAGAAACTTCTGGCAGCCATCAATGATAACGCCGTACTTACCGCTCGGATAATTCTGTAGAGAGCACGAGTGGTAATGCTTTCCGGATTTCTCCTCGATTTCTCCTGCGAGTCGCTTCCCTTCGTCGGTCTCATTTGGACGATTTTCTGGGTACTCATCGTAAAAATACTCGTGCCATAAATCTAGTAGCATATCCTTGCAATCCTCCATATCTTGCAAAATATCCGATAATTTGTATGGCGCGCCGTTAGCACCATGTCCATCCTCGCCAATCCATTTACTGGCTTCCTCGTCAGGATCGAAGTCGCTATAATATTGATACAACTTATCCATGAAGTCAGACTTATTGCCATTCTCGAACCAAATTGTGGCGATGAAGTCTTGGTCTTGTGGGGAATACTTCTCTAACTCGACGCAAACCTCACCTCTTTCGTTAGGTGTATCGTCAACATTATAACTCCATCCTAAATCCTCTGCTATTTTTAAAAAATCATTCATATTTTTAATTTTTATTGGTTAATACTGGGAGCGTGAAACAATAATGTTCCACGCCTTGTTCGGCTTTACACCGGCAGAGACACGATGTATTCCTTCTTCTTCTTTCGTGTTCTGCTCTTCACAGTGAATCCGCAAAAATCTCTCAGCCACCCGGCAGCATTGCCGATGAAAGGCTCGTTCACTATAAGGATAGGACGGAGCATCCCGTTCTTCTTCATGTACTGAAAGTCGGTGAATTCGAACGGGTCATTTGGGTCTTCGCTTCTCTTCTTCCACACGCTGACATCGAGATAGTCTATGAAGTCTCCCTCTGGCGGGTTATTCATTTCGATGAATCTCTTAGGCGTAAGTAGAATCGTATCCTTAGGCTCGTGCGCCATAAAGAAATTCTCTACAACCTCGTTGAACTTGTCCATATCCATCTGTTTCTGGACAATGCCCTTTCTCTTCATAATGTCGGAAGCTTTGAGCATTCTTGTTCCTCTTCTTGCTGTTGCCATAATTCACAAAATTTTAATTGGTTAAACATAGTACCCCGTCATTTCGACGAGGCTTTTGGCTAGTGTGCGAGGAATCCTACCGCCTGTCCTTTCCCGATAGACCAGCATAGTCTGTCTTCCTTCAGACACTCTGTGCAGTTCCCGGTACACAGACGTGTTCCTCCGGAGCAGACGTTCCGCTCTCGAAGATAGGATGCGCCTCCGGAAATCCGTGGCGGTTATCCATCTTGAGACCAAGCCACCCCGAAAAGAGGATGTGCATGTTCTCTGGGATTACGTTGCCCTCATCGAGATACTCGTTACACACATCGAACATCTTCGTGAACGCCAGGAACTTTGTATTCTTATGCTTGCGAGCAATCTCGCACATCTTGTCAAGATACCATTTGTCCTGGATGTCACCTCCGATATGGAATCGGAATGCTCTAGGATATCGGTAGTTGAGGTAGCCATCAATCTCCTTGAAGTATCGCTCAGGATCATCGTGGTAGATTGCAGAGTTGATGGCTCTCGTCTTGATAACCTCTTTGTAAATCATATCGTTGCGGAGGTCATAGCAGCTCTTGGCGCATATTGCACAGTTACCGCAATCCATGACCGGAATGAGCGACACGGATGGAATTGCTCCCAATTTTGTGTTGCCATCACTGATCTTGACATGCAAGTCGCTGACGTTCTCTAATGCGTTCTCATAAGCTGCCTGTGCCTTTGACAGACGAGTCTTCATTCCTTCCTTACCTAATGTCCAGTAATTTCTACTCATAATTCTAATTTAAAATTGGTTAAACTTTGGGAACAAAAAACCGGCGTGTCTCACGACAGACCGGCTTTGAACCATTTAAACAAAATTTAGTTATGATATGAGTAGTCAGCCGCTGTTAACGACTGACATGTTTGGCTAATCTTTCGGCACATTCCAGTGAAATGAAATTATAGCTTCTCCATTATAGATGGAGAATGTTACGAGAAGTTTCATATCTTCCTCGCGCTCGTCATCTATGTACTGCTTATGCTCCGAAATCACTGCGGTAAGAAGGTGACAGTCGTCTCCCGTTATGTTTCTGATTACCGCATTTCCGAAATCGTCAAGCTTATCCATACTGCGGAATGGCTGCGGAATGCATTTAAGCTCAACAAAATTATCCTTGATGGTAGCCATTACGGGAACTCCTGCAATGAATCCGAGGTATGTATTCCCGGAGAATGCATAGCTTTCGTCATCGAACATGTTTTCTTCCAACCAGTCTAGCATGACGTTCTTGTTGTCAAGAGGAGCAGGAACAAGCTTGCTCGTATCGATCATCTTCTTTATTTCCTTCATAATTCTTAATTTTATTGGTTAAACATTGAATCGGTTACCGAATCAGTAACCGACTTTTGGCTAGAATGGTCCCCGGCTGGCGCCTTACTCTATAAGTTCGATCTAGAGAGCTTTAGCTCGAAGGATTACCTCCAGTAGTGACTGGAGGAGATCCTTCGTTGTAGAAGCTCTTGTAAACACAAGCTGCCGGGCCACCATTCTTCAGGCGGCGAACCTTACATCTTACTGATGATTACTTGTTCTCGCTCTTGGCTTTCTTCCATTCAAGAATCTTGCCCTGGACGCTGATATTATTGTCCTTGATAAGCTGCTTGAGTACACCGAGCATCTTCCAACACTCTTCATCGTAGAGCATGGCTTTAGACTCAAGCTCCTTCAGAGAATTGGCCTCTGACATCTTTCGTCCGTTCTTCATGAATTTTGCTCCATGGAACATGATGAGGTTTCTCATCGTGTAGTAGGAACCAGACCCTTTGTAAGCATGAATGAATGCATCTGCCTGCTTGGTATCCCATGCGAGATGCTTGCGGTTCTTGTTGAACTCGCGAACTGCATCGTAGAGATCCTTGTAGGTCGGTGCAGCACCCATCTCGTTGGCAAGGTTACGGAGAGGAGTATAGACCTTTCTCTCCAAGTCTGCGACAAAAATGTCCTCGTTCTGAAGACGGATATAAGGATTACCCTTGCAGGTATGCTTGTATGTCTTCTTCTTTTTTCCATCCTTGTCTTTCTTGGTTGTGTAGATGCACTTGTCGTCAATGTAGCTGCGAAGCTTGTTAATATAGTCAATAGCCATATCGTGTGCTACGCAGCCGTTGAACCAGCGATTTCTCGCCTTGGTGTTCTCGTAGTCCTTGTGGTCACACATCTTCATCTGAGCATACAGCTCGTTCTCCAACATGCGCCACTGATACTCGTAGCCCTTGCGCTGCAACACCTCGTTGAATGACAGATAACTCTTATCCATGTCTCGCAACATGTGGAACATCTGAGACATAACCCAACGACGGAACAGCTTCCAGTTGCTTACGTATCCACCCTCGACAATCTGCTTGCCTACCGCATCGATGGTTGCATCGTCCATATCAACAGGAACTGCCGCACCATTTTCGATTTTGATAAGCTTGTCGTCACCGAGAGGGAAGTACTTACTTACGTCAACGCCTGCTGCCTTAAGAGCTTCGAGTCGCATCTGCGCCTTGGTCTTCTTACCGGTAGCTGCTGTAGCCTCTACATTGTTAGTTACGATGTTCAAGTTCTCACCAGTGATTGTTACAATCTGCTTCATAATTCTAATTATTTTAAATTGGTTACTAAAAATTTATTTAACTCTTGTGGATGAGGCTTACACCCCACCCTTGTTTGGCTCAACCCAGTCTCTGAGGATAATCAGGTCCTTGTCGTTCTCGGACTTCCAGAACCATCTTCCCCATCTGTTCTCCCATGCAAAGTTGCCTCTTAGAAGCTGAATCAGTATGTATAGCTCCAGCTTGCATCTCGCTACCTCCCTTCGTTCACCGTACATCATATCTTCGTCTGTGAGCTCTTTCTCTGGCAAAGCCTTGAAATAGTAGCGGCGATGGGATTCGGAACGCTCTGATGGCACAGAATGCTTGTATGCCTTGTATCTCTGCTCAATCGCGAACAGAACTACTGCATGTGTCAGGTAAGGTGTATCTTTCGGCTTATCTTCCTCGGACATCACTATCTTACCATTCACCCTACATGTCCTCTTTTGGAAGTTGATGGTGAACTTAGCACCATTCTCAACTGCATTGATAATCTCGTCGTATGTCATAATTCTATTGTATTGGTTAATAGGGATAGTGCTTATTCTAGCACTATCAAATTGGCTTCTTCGAGTTCATCCTTACTCAGTACATCTTCGTCTTCTCCGACGTGGATATAGAACTTATCTCCGTTCGCCCACTCCATTGCACGCATATACAACCAGTGAGCATCCTCGATAGAGAATCCGTCTGCACTTACAGAATCAAGCATCTCACCCATGCAAACTTCTGACGTTTCGTACTCTTTCTTGATTTCCTCAAGCTTCTTTAGTAATTTGCTGTTCATAATTCTTAAATATTGGTAAATAGGAGTGCGCTCAGAGAATCTGTTGCGTAACTATAAGGTCTTGATTAATACTGTATCTGAGTCCTGACGGATCCAGGTAATCACCTGGATGCTCAGGATGATTGATACCGTATTGTACAATCTATTCTCCTTGCGCACAATTCGGCTCGCAATAACCTAGTCTGACTCAACCTGATACGTTGCATTGCTTTAAGTTTTTGATTAAGGGCGTGGCATTGTTATGAAGCCAACCTCAGGAAGCGTACGCTTCCCCATCCTTGGCTTCAGAATCTATGAAACGCTCGATGAACTCTCAGAACTTGCCAGACATCGCTGCAATGCGCATGACTTATCTCATGTATTATGTTGCATGGATATATGTTCTCGATTCGGTCCCGTGACTGGATACCTGTGCCTGCGGAGATATCGGCAGGCACAGGTATTCCACCTTACGGGATATTAAACCTCATACTCTTGATAAGTCGTGATGCAATTCACATGGTTGTTTGTAGGTACACTCATAGGTCTGTTGCCTTCCTCTATCTTGGCGATTGAGGGAGCTGATATCGCGGGGAGCATCGTTGTTCTAAGGATGCCTCCCCGCGAGTTACAAAGCTCGTGATATAAAGAATTCCTCCTCGTGTACCTCGTTTGGCAATAACGTTGTCTTCATCTGAGAGCGTGGCACGTAGCTATAACAGCTTGATTCGAGGGCTGTTGTAAGCCGCCGGCCACACCGGCGGCATGTAAACAGCACTCATAAATTCACTCTCCTTTAAAGACTACCCTCGTGTTAGGGTGATTCCCTGACCGATGGCTCGGCACAATACTTTATGTTTCTGATTTGACACAGGATTCGCCAGACTCAGGATCCGGGTGTTACCAGGATCCAGAGTCTGGTTAAGAGACCTGTTTCATAAACTATTGCCATCCGTCAGTGAGTGGTGGTGTGCGCCACCTGCGAGAGTCATGCGGACCGGCACATCTCTGTACTTCATTGATGAGCTACGCCTTGTGCCATATGAATGATCCAGCTGTCTCAAGTTGTAAACTTGGATAGCTGGATCAATCAGATGATGTTATAGAGTCGTTGCCTGAATCTGTCCGTCCTTCTCCCACGTCCGTGTGCTCGGTTACAGAGTCTGCCGGTCAGAAGATGCTGCGCATAGCTATATCAGATTGATAATGTCCGGTTTAGGACGAACAGAGGACCATCTAGGTATTAGATGGTCCCTGTACTCCGCAACCGGGATATTTAAAACCTCGTGTCTTCATTCCGGCAAATCCTTGCGCTAGGATGCTCATCTACAGAGTATTCACCAATGTGTTGTACGCTGCCCTGCTCGTTCGCAAGGCATTCTGGGCACAACCGATTGATAGATACCCCTTGATTTCGCTCTCTGTCTTACCCCTGTTGGCTTTCACGTTCCTTCCACGACCTCGGTCTATGCAACCTACAGCCTGAGTCTTCACGTATCCGAGACCACCGACCTTTCTCTTGCCTGTCTTGACCGCACGGATGCAGTCCATGACGAAGGTGTTGAGCTTGTCGATGTCCTCTTTCACGTTTATGACCGGAAGAACCTGAGTGGCCCAGGAATAATCGCAGTACCCCTTGTAGAGATACCTGTTGACTGAATTGATGGCTTTCGTCATCGTGGTGTCACGTTTCTTTATCGTCCTTTTCTCAATCTCCTTTTGGAAGGTCTTGATACGTGTGGACGACAGAGAGATATTGTGACCCTTGATGGAATATCCGAGGAACTTGAACCAGTGATTAGCATCAAGATACTCAACCTTCTTCGGATTGAGCGTCATCTGCATCATCTCCAGCTCGCTCTTCATGATATCCATGGCTTTCTCATAGTCTTTACCGACAAACAGCGTATCATCTGAATAGCGGACGTAATATCCGTTAAGCTTAGATAGCTTGTCGTCAAGATGATAGAGTATGACGTCAGCCAGCCACGCAGCAACAGAGCATCCCTGCTTGAGGGACTGATACTTTTCACAGAGGTTATTGTCCTCATCGAAATAGATGTCTGTGTGATAGTAGTCACGAATGACATCTATCAGCGCAGATTTTCCGTACTTCTCCTCTACCTTGTCGAATGCCCAGTCGATGAACCGAATAGGCACAGAATCAAAGTACTTGGAGAAGTCACCTTTCCACCCGATGATTTTTCCCTCTGCTGAGTATATTATCCGAGACACATCTTGCACCACACGACCGCAGCCGATACCTTTCTGGTATGACGTACAGCGCGGATGCACCATCTCTGGCATCAGCTCAAACAAGAGGTCGTTTGCTATGCTCAGTATGATTCTGTCTACAGCCTCATTCACATAGACCGTACGGTAATCTCCGTTGTCTTTCGGAATCTTGGCTGTATGAGGCGGCATTATCTTGTAATTTCCGCTCTTGATCCTCTGATACATAGCCAGACGGGCCTCTGGTGTTGTAAGCTGATACATTACTGCTTTGTTCATGTCCTTGAATAAGCCTTTCTCTATAGCATACTGCCATCTGGCTTTCTCAAAGAACATACTTAGGATTCTGTCTTCATTCATAATTCTTCTTGTTTTGGTTATTGTGCGCAGTCCTTAGCTGCGCTTTTTAGGCAATGTTATTTCATCGCAGGGGAAGCACTGGTCTATAGGCCACCAGAACTCGTTATCAATTCCCGCGAATCCTCTTTTCTCTGAAACGTGAGTCACGATGTGCTCCTTTGACTGAGAATGTATGTCACAATACACTCTCATTCCTACCTCGATTTTCTTCATATCTATGATGTTTTGGTTATTGGTAGGGAGATTGCTCTCCCCGTTTGGCTAGTCGATATGCTGGAGTGCTACGCTGTCATCTTCTTCGGATTCTCTCCAGTACTCCTGATCTGGTTCGATCTCGATAACCTCACCTGAGAAATTGTCAGCGTCAAGAATAATATCGCTATTATTATAGGCATCCTGCACTTTCTGTACGGCTTCATTCTCACTCTCAGCATCAACGCTGACTACCTTGTTTAAATGCTCTGTGACTGATACGTAATATCTCTTCATAACTCTTGTAATTTTGGTTAATAATGTCAGAGGGATTGCTCCCTCCGTTTTTAGGCTAATGCGTTCAATACTCTGTGGGCGTTGTATGCGACAGGATTGCTGTATTTTACCCTCTCCCACTTTTTGCGCTCACAAACTTTCAGGCAATACTCATGTGCTATATTCTCTGATAGTGCATCAAACGTGTTGTGTGTAACATCTGATGGCTTACCGAAATAAACTCTGTAACCATCTCTGTAGCATACTATACGTCTGCCCAGTCTGTAGATGGTTCTACTGCCCTTCTCTACAAATGTAATTCTTTCCATAATTCTCTGTATTTGGTTATTGGCAGGTAGCCTACTGGCTACCAATTTTAGGCTTCGCTCCATGCTTTCCACGCTTCATTCGTGTTCTTGGTGATTGCCTCGTTCCAAAGCTTCTCCATGTTGTAGAAAATTTCCTGAAATGCTTTAGGGGTATCCTTCGGATCAATCTTCTTGCCGAAATACGGGCGCCCACATCTTCTTTCGTCGTGCTCCCAGATGCACCGTATCATTCCCGTCTCCGTTGGAGTGCATCCGAGGAATGTTCCCATTGTACCGCATGTCTTTTCTCTAAGCCACTTCGGATAAGGAACGTATATTGTCCACGCATCCACGCAGTCACGGAACTTCTTTCTTGTGTCGTGATAAAGTTTCAATTTCATAATTCTTTGTAATTTGGTTAATGGAAGAGGAGCATGCAAGCTCCACTTGTTAGGCTACTCCTTCCACCACTCTGCAACATCAGAGCGCTTCAGGTTTCTCTTCTCCAAATATTCCTTCAGAGTACTACAATATGTATTCATGCTGTAGAAATCTCCCTTGAGTCTTACTATTACCTGCTTCATGATCGTATGTTTTAAAGTCTTGCCCATGAGTATATCTTAGCTCTTCTTTTCTCTTCTTTCAGCTGAGAGAGGAGATATTTCTTCTCTTCTCCCGAGAAATTCTTACGGATATACGATTCACACTGCTTCTTCTTCCAGAAATGAACCGAATCTGAAGCGTCTGGCGTTATTGAAACCCACATCATGCCACCTACTACAGGAACAAGTCCTGCGTAGATAATTCCTTTTCTAAATTCCATAATCTAATCATTTAAATGGTTTAACATTGAATATCCCCATGCTAGGGGATATTGTTAGGCTTCCTCATAATCTTCCTCCATCATGGAGTGCATCTCTTCAAGCTCGTTCGAGAAATTGTACTCGATGTTGTACGTACCGAAGGCTTTGAAATACCATTCCTCTAGGTACGCTCTGTCCTTGTTCGCCTGCTCGCTGTCTTCTGCGGCATCAAGTCTGGCTACCATGGCAGGATACAAATCATAGTAATCGTCGCCATCGTAGTCCGTCGCCCAGAACGTTCCTGTAACGTGTCTAGGATAATCGTTGTACAGATTGGCAAAATTTCCATCCATGCGCTGGTCGTTAAGATGGAGATATTTCTTCATCTCTCTGTTTACCTTGTGAGTAAACTCCCATGCAAGGGACTGGATATTCTTTCCGTACAAATCGGCAATGTATTCTTCCAGATCCTCTGCGTCATCGAAATTTTCAAGACACTCACGATAGAGGCTCTCGATAACCGTGGCAAAACTAGCCACACCGATATAATCGGCTACTTTCTCGACAACTTCACCCTTGTTATTCATAACAACTTCTACAATATTCTTTTCCATAATTCATCTGTTTAATGGTTCATAATTGTTCCCCACGATGGAGTGGGGAGTTTTAGCCACATATGGCAATGTCGCCATAATTTCTGTAGAAATGCTTGTATGCCTCAAGACCACTGGCAGATTTCAAGTCTGTGACCTCTAGCTTACCGGTATCCTTGCGTACCTCTGCAATAGAGTATGTATTGTCGTGCGTCCACTTGATGAGGTCCACACGCCTAACAGGATTCTCTACTGACTCAACGATTTTACACTTCAGTAAATCGTCATTCAGGATTTTCTCTAAATCACTCATAATTCTGTAATCTTTGGTTAATAGAAATCCCCACCCATGGGAGTGAGGATTGGTTGGCTACGGCAGCTGGCTAGCCTTTGCCGCATTTTCGCAGTTGGTAGTCGTTGGGACTCCCTTCCACATCGTTCCAAAATGATCTACGCAAAGAATCCACAAGTCAAGCTTGTCTGAGTAAGAGAAGATAAGATCAGGGAAATTCTTCTGCATCCATTCCTTATCCTCTTCGCTCATGTTAGTGAGGAACCACTGGAATATCTCGATTCTGTTCCTTTCTTCTTCTGTCATCTCTGGATACTCGATGTTTTCAATCACTGATTCGTCATTCTCTACAATCTCGTTACAGAGGATGAACGCACTTTTTAGCCAGTGTACGGCTGTGTAGTAATCCGTTATCATAATTCTAATATTTGGTTAATAGAAATCCCCACCCGTTGTAGTGAGGATTGGTTGGCTACTTCTTGATGTCGATTGAGAATTTAATACCCTCAGGCAACTTGCTGGGATCTAAGTTCCCAATAAAATTCTCGAACTGTTCTTTCGTAATCTGCTCCTTGTAATCGAGCCAGTTGAACTTCACGGTGTTGTTGTAATCGTAATAAATCACGTTACCGATAGAAAGACCGTGGTCAAGAATGTAAAGCATCACGTCACGCTCATTGCGAGCTTTTTCGGTCTTCTTGTAGTACTCTTCAATTATAGACTGACGTTTCTTGCTGATTTCGTCAGCTCTTCTTTGCTGCAATATCTTATCAATATTTTCCTTCGTGTAGTATCCTTTCTTGAGTCTGGATTCTACAAGAGCTCTTATGCCTCCGGTCAGCTTAATTGTCGGTCTTTCGTCGCTGATAGTGTATGGATTCTCCCATTCACCTCCTTGGCGAAGAAGAAACTCAATGAACTTGTCTGCTTCAGACTTCCATCTCTTAACGATGCCAAGTTTGAACAGCTTATAGACAAAATAGTCCTTGTCGTTCAGCTCGGCAGCAGGGAGCAGGGCCTCGTACTCATCCTCGGTAATTCTGAGATTACGCATAGCAATCTCCTTACTTTGGGATACATAGTAAATGCCATTATCAACAGTATAGAATGGCTGTCCCTTGTAGTTGCACATGTGAAGATTTACAAATGGTTTCAATTCCGGAAAGAATTTGCATATCTCGTCTGTAATGCAACCGCAGGTTTTGCAGTGCCATGAACCGAAACAGAAAATATCTATCTGACCTGTAATAGAGAAAGTGCAGATGTTATTTCTGCACTCATCACCTAAAGAAGCAACAGCGACAATTCTGTGACGCTTTCCGTCTCTTACGAAAATCTTAGTAAATGTATTAACAATTTTCTTCATAATTCTACATTTTTATGGTTTAACATAGTTTCTGTGCAGATAGACTGCACAGAATGTTTGGCTAGAACTTGCGAGGTCGCATGCACGATTGCTCAATCTCCTGAGCTTTCTTGTCTGCACGCGCTACACGTCTGAAATACTCGCTCTTGTCGAGGTTCTTGCGTCTGCACTCCTCGCTGATAACTGCCTTGTGACTCGCGACGAGCCTGGCAAGGAATTTTCTGTCTCCGTCTGTCATAATTCTAAATTTGATTTGGTTAATAATAGAAGCAGGACACAGGACTTGCCCCGCAGTTCTGGCTAGAGATTGTACACCGGACTTTCTGAAGCACACAGAATAGTAGGACCGGTGAGGATGGAGAACGCACAAGGGTCGAAACTCTCGATTTTCTTCATGCTCTCGATTTTCTTTTGTACTACATCACGTATGGATGACAGATTAAGTCTACCGTCAATAGGCATGACAGAATCCATGCCCACCATTTCCACAACGCTCACCTCATCGGTGAATCTCATGTTCACAAGGTCAAACTTGTTAATCTTATGATAAAACTGAATCCACTTGCTCATAATTCTACATTTTTGGTTTATAGGAGAGGGAGATGAAACTCCCTCAATTTTCAGGCTATGTACTTCTTGATGAACTCTTTGAGCTCGTTAAGCCGCTCGTCAATCTCCTCTTTGCTGCATACGCAGATGAAACGTGCAGAACAAGTACCCGTTATTTCTCCCATGTCATTCATGACACAGGCAAAAGAACTGATATACCCTTCGCCGTATTTATTGCTAACGCTAACATCAAGGCTCAGTCTTGATTGATTTTTCAATACTTCTCTCTGAATCTCCTGCAACTTAGGCAAAATCGTAGAGTTAATGTACTCTTCATTCTCCTTGTATTCTTCATCTATCATAATCTGTAATTTTTGGTGAATAATTGTATGCGTGACAATCGCCACGCACATTTTAGCTCATGCACAGCACCGCTATCTCAGAGAAGCTCTTGGAGATAACCTCCTTGCTACGATAATCTCTGTAGCCCTTGGTATTGTTGCTATGCCACTGGCGCGCTGCGATCTTGACCTTCTCCATCTCATGCATAAGCGCACGCTCAAAATTCTTCTGTGATTTTCTGTCTAACATAATTCAATTTGTTTAATGGTTCTACATAGTATGCCCAGGAAAATGCCTGAGCACATTTTTGGCTACTTTCTGAGACCTACGAACGTTGTACCTCCCTCTGCTGTGTGACAGCCGTTTAGTTTCAAAATCTCGTTAGCCTGGCTGATAACAGTCTTTCTCAGCATCACGTTCGCCCTGTGACAATTCACGAGAGTAACTGAAACCATTACTAATGCAATACACACTACGGCAAACAATGCCACGAAAATATTCTTCTTCATAATTCTGTAATTTAATTGGTTAATACTAGATACCGCCCGAATATCTCCAAGCGGTAGTTTTGGCTACATTTCACAGATATCCTCTATCTGCTGCTGAATTGCGTCTATCATTATCGCAATTATAAATAGACCGCACATTTCAAGAACCGCAGAATATAACACTGCTTGAAAATCTCCAAGCAGAAATCCTGCGATAGCAATAATGCCACACACGAAACTTGTAACTAATATGAGCGCAGCTGACAGCACGCCCTTACTGATTCTCTTTTCCATAATTCTTTTGCTTAATTGGTTATATTATCGTACTGCCCAAATTGAATGAGCAGTTTTTAGGCTGAAAAACTACAAGCACAATTATCGTACTTTCTAGATTTCTTAAACTCCAGGCAGGATGAAATTCTCCAAGCGGAGTGTGGATCGCCACAGCTCGCGGAAATACCACTTACCCTTTTTCGTACTGCTCCAGAATATTCCAAGCACAATTCCCCAAAATATTCCAAGCAGAATTACGATAATATTCGTACTTGCTAAACACAACAGAGCAGGAACGCTCTGAATAAATCCAAGCACAATTATCGTACTTGAATAAATAATCTGTCTTGCTTTCATAATTCTAATTTTATTGGTAATTGCTCCGTAGCCAGTACGATAATTGTCGTGTGTGGCTACGGATTTTTAGGCTAGAACTGCAACGGTAAGTCTTTTTCCGTTGTAGCTCATGAATTCTACGTGGCTGTATATTGTCTGTAAGTCTGCAATATACCGCTCCATCATTCTCTTTCCTCTGCAATCTAATGATATCGTACTCATAATTCTAAATTTGTTGGTTTGTAATTGTAGAGCGGAGATTTCTCCCCGCCCCGATTTAGCCATAGGAAGTACGGACACGTTTTTTTATTGTCTTCATTCTCTCATGTTTACTCCGTACACCTTCGCTTCAAATAATCGACACGTTCACACGCTTGATTAAAATCTGCTGCGAGCGTTTTAATTTCCGTTGCCTCGCTACCGTCCCCGTTCATGGATTCCAGAGCACCACCAATTTGGTGCGTTGCGCTTCTACGAGTACTGGCGCACACTGGGAGAGATTTCTCTTTCGGATATACCTCACGTGTGTTATTCTCTCATTACAACACGAATTGTGATTTTAACCACAAGGCTCACAACTGACAAGCCTGGCACGTTCGGAACCCGTCCACGTGTGCCACACGATAGAATATGAATTATGATTTATCCGTCCGTCATCTCGCTCGATAACTGCACAGCTACGGCTCTTGCTCTTTCCACGTGCCTCATCTCATTCGGTATCGTGGTGGCTCTGTGCTCTCTCGCTACCCACGACGGGATTTCTCGCCCGCCTTTCTGTATCACTACAGATTCGTTTGCCGGATAGCTCTCTTGAATTTTGGCAATTAGTCCCCTGAGGGAGAATAAAATTCTCTCTCTAAGGTTAAGCCCACACACCACGACAAGGTTTACCAAATTGTGTGGGGAAAAATAAGGATACGACGACCCGCACCGCACGGAATTTGTACGGTGTAAATTTCCCACTGGCTAACTACTAGATAGTCAGCGGGAAAACTAGATAGCTAGATATTTCTCTAGCTATCTGTTTTGTGTTACTTACTTTTGCGCTGCTGCAAGTTTAGCTTGCAGTTCTGCTATCTGTTTTTGTAGGTCTGCTATGCTTTCACTCTTCTTTTTTGCTACCTTTGCACCACTTGCAAATGATTGATGCAAAGAACACAATTTAGAACCAAGACGCTGCAAACTATCTATTATAGTAGTTTGTTTGTCTTTGCCGTTGCTATCAAACCACGCAAAGAAATTAGGCAGTTTATGGCTGCGTGAAAACTCGCTAACTGCGCTACGTACGCACTCGGTTTGCAAATTGCAGTAGCTTTCATCTGAAAGTACATACTTTGTAGCTAGTTTATTATAGCGTTCCTTAGCTACTTCTAGTTCTTTCTTTGCGCTTACTACTTCGCTATCTTTGCACTCGCTTAATAGCTTTTTGCGGTAACTATTAAGTACTTCGAGACTCTGCGCTAACACTGCGCTACCTTTGCACTCTGCTACATAACTAGCTACCTTAGTACTTGTGTGCTCGTATCCTTGAGCACATTTTACAGATAATTCTTTCATATACCTAAATTGTTTAAATGTTACTTATAAGATAGTGTCCTATCTCTTTCTTTTTGTACTACAAAGGTACGAAAATTTATTGATAAAAGCAAATTTTTTATGTTAAAAATCGACCTTTAAAGACGTTGTAACGTATTGATATATAGATAGTTACAGGTTTTAACACTTTGCGGTAAAGTGTCAATATATTACGTTTTACTTTCGTATATCTAACTACATAAACACTAAATGTTAAGATTTTAACATTTAACCAGTACGTTATTATGTAACATTTTTTCGGTCAAGCAATTTGTAATAAGTTTTGATGTTTCACGCTTTATTGATAATGAATAATTATGCAAGAAAATGAATATAAACAAAATTATAAAATGTTGGTTATTAAGGGGTTACATAAATTTTTTATAAATATAAACCGACAATTTGAAATGATTTCAAAAATATTGTTTCACGCCCGTTTACACTATATAAACCGACACAAAGTGTAAATATTTCAGAAGAAACACCCCCACACCCCATTTATAGCTATAAACCAGCGCGGTAGTCACCTCATCTAAAAATTTTTTCTTCCGATTTTTCAGCCTTTTTGTAAAGTTTAATTACTTTCCTTCATAAAGGATAATTATGCATATTCATTCATCCGTTATTTATTAACATTTGATAGCACAAACTCTTACTTTGCAGACCAAACCATAAATGTATACCTATCCTTCATTTAATGTATACCTAAAATGTGTATTTATACCCTTTATTTACTAGGGTTTTACCGGATATTCAGGATATTATCTGTATCTTTGTATTGTCGATATTTTATAGACGACATGTTATAAGGACGACCTGACACGTGTTATCCTTCAGAAAGCCCCTATTTATCGGGGTTTATCCTACACAATAACGGAAAATTAATATTATTATTGTACATAAATGGAAAATGGTATTGCTATAGACACATTGCACGCTCAGTTGCTAGACCTTTTGAGGCATGACGAGTACGGCTTCGAAGCGCTCCGTTGCCAGGACTGGGGTAAGGCAAACTCTGATAAGTACAACAAGCTGAAGTCTACTTTCATCAGGTCAATGAGACGTCTGGCGAAGAAGGCTCCGGTGAAGTACTACAACGGTGCTTACTACATGTTCAACGGCAAGATATACGAAGCTGTTCCGAAGATAGTTTTGGAACAGGCTTACCAGCTTCTGCTCCTCGACCTGGCCATGGCTCCGATGCTCGGCATCAGTACGGTGATGAACAAGTCATTCATGGAGGTGATAGAGTGCTACAACATACTGAGACCTACCTTCGACATCGTTGCATTCGCCAACGGAGTGGTTGACTTCGGCAGCGGTCTGAAGTATCCGAACGTGATGCCGTTCTCTCCCGAGTACCATGTCACATACTACCACCCATACGACTACAATCCGAAGGCGAAGTGTGACAGGTGGATGAACTTCATCAAGGAGGTCCTTCCGGACAGGACGTCGAGGATGATCCTCCAGATGTTCCTCGGTCTCGGTCTCATACAGAGAGGTACTGCATACAATCCGTATGAGGGGAAGGAATCATCGAAAATTGAGCTCTGTCTTCTCCTTATAGGTACGGGAGCCAACGGAAAGAGTGTCATCTTCGACGTTGCCTGCAACATATTCGGCAAGGACAGGATAAGCAAGATGGACTACGCTGACCTCACTGCCGACGGTGACGAGGGAATGAGGGGAAGGTATCCCATCAGGAACGCCATCTTCAACTGGTCTTCCGATTCCGACCCGAAGAAGTTTGGAAGGAAGAATACCGGAATGTTCAAGAGACTCGTGAGTGGCGAGCCAGTCCCGATGAGAAAGCTCGGCAGGGATATCCTGGAGGGGAACTCAATCCCCTACCTCATCTTCAACCTCAACGAGCTTCCGTTCCCAGATGATGCGTCGCTCGGATTCATCAGACGCTTGCAGTATGTGAGCTTCGACGTTACCATTCCTAAGGAGAGGCAGGACCCGGAGCTGGCGAGCAAGATCATCCGTGAGGAACTGAGCGGAGTGTTCAACTGGATATTCCGTGGCGCGATGGAGCTGAGGAGCAGGAAGTACAGGTTCCCGGCAGCTGAGGGCAGCAGGAGACAGCTGCTCATCTCTCTTCTCGGAAGCAATCCTATCTATGCTTGGATAAGGGCGTATGATATGAGATGCAGCCAGGAGGCGAGGGGCGAGATTTCGGAATGCATGCTTGCCAAGGAGATGTACGAGAGATTCGTCGAGTTCTGCAAGGCCAACGATGTCGAGGAGAAGGATATCCCTACGATTCAGAAGTTCGGTCGTGATATGAGCGACAAGTACGGATTCTTCAAGAAGAGGTCACAGGGCGGAATGACGTATCAGGTATACGGCGCACAGATGATTGACCTGAAGCAGGAGCTTCTCATCAATGACGTGAAGAATAAATTGCGTGGTGAGGAGGACATCAAGCAGCCGGAGAGTTTCATTCAGCCTGATGATTAAAGAAACCGGTGGCCGCAGGGCGGTGGGACATGCCTTCGGGCATAAGTCCGGGCAGACGGGAGGTTCGAGTCCCTTCCACGGTCGGCGGCCACCATTAAAACAGATTCTATGATAGACAAGGAATATATCAAGGAGGTTATATCTTGTATCACGAAGAAGAAGGCTGACGGGAATATTGTTCCGGCCACCGCTTCGATGCAGGAGATTATGATTGCTGTCCGCGATGATGCCCTGGAGTGCATGAGGACCATGTGTAACGAGAAGGAGATTGCGGTGAACAGAACGTTGAACAGTGTTTCATTCAAGTGCCTATGAGAAGACATCACAATCCTAATAAAGTGCCGCCGTTCAAGCCGGACCCGGAGCATTGGACAAGAAAGGTTCATTCATGGAAGGCGAAGGTCGCTTATGAGACAGAGGATGATGCTTGGGAGTTTCTGAATCAGATTCCGAGGTTGAAGACACTTGGTTGGCATCCTTACTTATGCAAGGTTTGCTCAAAGTGGCATATTGGTAGATTACATAATAAATAGTTGAGATATGGAAATTAGAGTTAACGTTTTAGGAAAGGTCGCATACAAAGAAACCGAAAGTAGGGAGGATGCAGAAAAAGCTGAACTATATCCATTTGGAGAAGGACTGTATGCGGTAATGGATGGAGAAAATTTCGTTGAGTTAAGAGCCGTAGCTGACAAAAAACACAGCAAAGAAAAAGGTGATTATTACGCATTTGTAGAACGTTACTGGGGACACGGGAAAATCTCAAGTTCTGCAACTATCATAGAGCATGAAGAAAGGTTGAAGGATTATATCGACAAGTGTTTCGGTCGTCTTGAAGCTATTGTTAAAAAAAACAACGATTGTATCAGTAGTGTAAGTGAAGAACTTGATGGCTTTATAAGTAATTCTCAGGATGATTTTTGCTCTATTGAGAAATCTCTTGAAAGAATAGAGAAAGATGGTGTTGGTAGTGGAAAAGGTATCAGCGAGAAGACATTATTGTCTGCTATCGAGATTGTGTCAAAACAGAAATAGTTGAGAATATGAAGAAAAAAGGATATTACGAATACGACCCTGTTATCTATCCAAGAATGTTATGTGTCGCTATTGGCATGAACCAAGAGGACGCTAACAAGTGTTTTGAAGGTAGAAATGGCGAGGTTTTGAAAGTTGATTTCTCTAATTATGACGCAATAACCTACGATATCGTTAGAGAAAAGGCGAATAAGAAGCTTTGTTCATTTATTAATTTTGCAAGCAAGGATTCTATGAAGATGGGGGTTTGTTGCCATGAAGCTTCTCATGCCTGCGATAACATCGAGGATGATATTGGTATGGAACATGGCGGCGAGCCTTCTGCCTACTTGATGGGTTGGATTGCGTCTTGCATCAACAAGGCTCGTCTGGGTATTGGTGATTTCGTTGAACTTAAAGAAGACAAGGAGGAATAGCTTATGAAACCGATTATAGTAATTGAGATTCCTATAGTAATGTGCATTGATAGAGAAATTGTTGAACCTTATGGTTACGATTTGTTCTACGGAGATGGAAATATCGAAGCTCAGTGGAAGAAGCTTGAAGAACTTCGAGAAACGGGTGGCGTTATTATAGTTCAACCAAGCTACAATAGCGCAATTCGCGAGTTGTTAGATTCTTGCATTGGTGAGGATGGTTTTATTAAGGATTGTGGATTGCATACGGTTCACACAAAAGAACATGGCAATTTCTGTATTGTCCTTTTTCATAACCAACAAGATCTTATGGGCGACAGAGCTTTTCGTATGATGATGAATAACAAAAAATAAATAGCTTATGATTGAGAAAGAAGATATTAAGGTTGGTCTGCGATTTTACATCACACGAAATGATTGCTTAAAATGCAATTTTGACCCTCTGTTTGTTCACGGTGACAATATCCCAATTCTATTCCGTATAGAGAGAAATGACGGTAGTATATGGCTATGTACATCTGCCGATCCTAACCATGGTTTTTTTGCTCATTTTGATACGGAAAGCATAATGAAGTTTGGTGTAGCAATAGCAGCTGGAGGAGAATCTAGAAATGAAAAGACAGAGCAAGTATCTCACCCATCCCATTATGCGTGGCTTAAGGATTTATGTGGTGTTGAGCCTTTGGATATTTGCAGACACCTTGACTTCAATACAGGGAACGCTATCAAGTATCTCCTGCGCAAGGATAAGGTGGATGGCAACAAAACAAAGACCGAGAAGCGCATCGAGGACTTGCGTAAGGCGGTGTTTTATAAAAATTGTTGGAACATGGAACAGACTGATTACACTTGTAAGGATTGCTTCTTCTTCAAGAATGGAGCTTGTAACCACCCTAATGAGATTAGGTTTACTTCTGAGGAGAATCCATCTTGCACAGATTTCGAGTATAAGGAAATAAAAGTTGAACTTTAAAATATTGTTATCATGGCATTACCATTTGGAAAGACTATCAAGACAAGACACTTCACCGTGCTGAAGTTCAGTAAGAGCTTGTCTAAGAAAGAAGTTGCTTCACTCAGAGAGGATATCCCTGCTGATATCAAGAAGCATTTACAGAGAGGCTCGCTGCCTTTCATCAAGATTGCAGACATTGCCGGTACATGGGGTGTTGAATACTCTATCGGTACATCAATGTACGCTGCGCTCGATGAATGTGTTCCTGTGGCTGTAGGAGACCATTATGAGTTCTCCAAGGATAATGGAAACATCATCGAGGCATTTGCCCAGCTTATGTATGCTGATACATCGTTGCCTGGCGATGCAGAATACACGGCAGGTAAGTTGAAACTCCGTGACGAATACATTGCTCGTGAGGCTGAAAGAAGAAACGCTGCTGCCGATGAGGGTAAGACAGAAGAGCAGCTTCGCAAGGAGAGCGATGAGGCCGTACAGGAAGTCATCGACCGCGATAAGCACGCCGAGACTCTTCTTGAGATGGCAGAACAGATTAAAAAGGAAGGAGGCAAGGATGAGCGATAAATTGCTTGAGGTCGTTCAAGACCACACTTCCTTAGTACAGGCGCTCCAGTTCATTTTGGAGGCCGCAGAGACTAAGAAACTGCCTCCATACGGTGTTCTTCCTGTATTCAATGACGACCTTCTTAATGATAGGCTTAAGGGTATACTTGAGTTGGTTACCGGAGAGAAGTATCCTTAATTGACTTCAAAGTTTTCTTCTACTTATATATTTGTTTTAAAAAGCGAGGGGCAGTATCTGTGAAGACACTGCCCCTCTTAGTTAACCAAAATAATTTGAATTATGCTCAGCAGAAAGAATCTGTGAACATTAATTATTTGCAAAGGTACTTGGTTTTGCTGAATTTCTAGTAAAACAAAGTTACTTTAACACGAATTTAACTATTTCTTCTTCTTTTGGAAAGTCGCCTGACCATTTTTAAAGATAATGCAGTCCTCGCAGCATCGAGGCATTGATAGAGGAATGTAGTAGTGGACCACATTATTTTCTGTATCAATTTCGTCCTGCTTAATCTTAGAGTAGTCGGCTATCATGGCAGTCGTCTTTTGCCACTCTGGAGAGCCAAACTTCTGCTTGCGCTGAGCGATAACGAGGTTTCTCAGAATCTCTTCCTTCGAGGTAGCCTTAATAAGTTCCTCCTGGGTGAGCTCATCGGCGTTCTCGTTCTTCGCTTTCTTGCCCTGTACCTCTGCGATTCTCTTCTGGACGGACTCCTTGGCTTCTAGCTTATTCATCTCGTTTTCGAGGAAAGATTTCTCCCACACACCTATTCCTTCTCCTTGGAATGCGATGGCCCAGCTGTCACGAACAGACATACCTGAACCACGGAGGCTGGCGTAGATGTAATAGCGAGGGTCTTTCATCTTAAGAGCCTTCGCTTTCTTGTACGTATCGACGGATAACGTGTATCCTTTTGTTTCTTCAATCATAATCTTATTTCTTTTTATTATCCTTGAATGCAAATACCGTAAAACATTGACACGAAACATGGAATGGTGGGTATGGATCTTTGAAAGAATGGAGTCCGGCATCGGCTTCGTTTTGACAAATCAAGCACGGGAAGTCGCTTCCTCTCTTGACATAGAATCCGATAGCCTTGTTCTCCTGTCCATACTCCTGCTCTGCCTGTCCCCACGCTAAAGCAATCACTTGAGAAGCGTTTCTTACGATGTTCTGATAGGCGTTCTTGTAGTAGCCCTTTCCATAAGAAGGAACATCGATGTTGATATCCTTTCTCTTCGCCTTGGTGATGACTGATGTGTGATATGGGTCCTTATATCCTGTGCGGATGGAAGACAGAAGCTGCTGGTCTGAATATCCCATAAGAGTACCCGCCTTGATCATCCTTACAATATCTTCCGCAAAGTTTCCGAGATAGACAGCGTTTCTTTCGGATGTCGTCTTTCCGTAGATGTCGCTGACGAGAAATGATTCTATATTCTCGCTGTCAATCCCGAGAATCTTGCATGAAGCCTTGGAGTAGGCAGAGATATAGGTATTGATACTCTCCTCGGCCTCAGCAGTAACATTCTTGGCGTAAGAGAGCAGGGCTGACTCGTTTGTGAGCCTGCCCGCGCCTCTGTATCGCTTACTTGCGGCAATTATTTTATGTGTCGATTTCCAGAGAATATCTGCAACATGGTCCTCGCAGTTTCGGATTGCCTGCAAGCGCTTTCTGCTGTAATCGACAGAACGTTTTAACTCATTATCCATTTGCATACCTCCATTTATAACCATGAGCAGTTTTACAATTTCCCTTACAGCAATTCGTTATATCGGAATTTCTCGATCTCTTACCAAGATAATCTGCGGCTTCATTTATGCTATGAAATGTGCGGATATATTTTCCACTCAAATCAAACTGCATAACAGCAACTCTTCGCCTCGGCCCGGGAGCCTTTGGATTATAAGAAAATGGATCTCCCTCGTATCTCCAGACGAAACCGCGTGCAGAATTGCATTTATGATGAATGCAGCCTTCGATGACACCAGTCTTGCCGAAGCATTTTTCAATCTCAGACAATCCTCCGTCCCAAACTTTGACAAGTTTGCCATTTGTCTCGTATTGACAAATACGAAAAGAAGTTCCTCTTTCGTTAATCGTTATTTTAAGTTCAGGATGATCCTCGTAGAACGCTTTTAAAGACGCTCTTCGTCTCTCTCTCGCGGATCCGTATGTGGTATTATACCCATAAGTACACCATTCCAAGTTGCCAAGAACTGAATTTGAGCGGTCTTCGTCTATATGATTTACGCAAGGATAATTATTAGGATTTGGGATAAAAGCCTCAGCTATCAATCTATGGATACTAAAAGGCTTATTCTTTTCACCCACCCACAAGTTTACTTGCGGGTATCCGGTGCTGCTGCACACTTTAACTTTCATAAGCTTCTCCTTTCGGTGTACGTGTCTGCCGATAGAATCCACAATGTCGTAAGCTAACGATTTCACCCTTCCAAGAGAGCTAATCATATAACGATCCTCTAAGCCAACTACAGGCTTCCAAATTTCTTTTTCTGATTTCATATCCCGAATAATTAAGTTAATCTCGAAAAATACAGAAGAGGAAGGGTGTCGAGATTTCACCCTTGTCAACAGGTAGCTACTCCTGCCTATCCTCACTGCAAATATACAAAAAATATTGCATATTTATACAATTATTGAATATTTATGCAATATTTTTAGAATATTTATACTATCACTTTACTCCTTTGTCCCAATTCACACGACCATCCCAGTTTCGGTTAGAATCGTATTCTCGACCGCTTTTGTTCGGCCTGCCAGCGCCACGACCAGTACGTACGTTTCCGCTGCCTCCATTCTGAATCTTCGCCGTTGCCTTCTGTTCCTCGATAGCATTCTCGGTTTCGTTGTCAGCACGCTGAATATCCATGAGAAGGTCCTGCTGATCCTCTTCCTTCTTTTCTCGCAAGATACGCTCCCATTCGGCATTCTTTGGGAAGTCAGGGCAACGCTCCGATGCAGTCTGCTTCGATAGGAATCCGTTCTGAACGGCAGTTGCAAGATTTGTAAGAAGTTCCGTCTTGTTCTGATGTGTATAAGGCTCAATCCATGCATTGATATCGAGACCAACAATAGAAGCCGTCGCATTGTTTTCGTGGCCGATTCCAAACTTGGCAATTTCTACCAGCTTATCAAGGAATGGCTGCAACTTCTGAGAATCATTCATGGCTACCTCTAATGCAGGAGAATAAAGAAGCTTGATGGCTACACCAGGGAGGTCTCCTGACTTCAGCTCTGGAGGTTTTACAGTAAATGACAGCTCATAGATGAGGTCGTACGACTTGTTGAGCTGGGTGGCAAAAGCATCTGATGCATCGGTTCCATTGAGAAATCCAGCATCGTTATCCTTGCTGTTCATAGCGACAAGCTTGGCGGCTCCAGTCATATCGTCGCCCGAAATGGTAATCTCCTCACCATCACCCTTTACGTAGAATACAGGGAAAGCGTACGCCTTGTTGTTCTCGCAAAGATACGAGAATGCCTCCTCGTAATCTTCGATGTTCTTCTGAACATTGGACCAGCATGGTCCCTCATCATTTCTGATGTATGCAACCGGAATTGAATTGAAGTGATGTTCTTTCTTTTCGGCAAGAGCATATCCGTTCATTCCGAACAATCCCTTAATGAGGTTCGCTGCCTTCTTAGTTACGCTCTTTTTACCAACATCATTTCTGAACCTATAATAATAGGTATCATCCCATACCTCAACCCACTCGATCTGAGCGTTTCCGTCTTCATCCAAGTCGTAATACTTGCGGGCGAATACAGAGAGTTCTCCTGTTATTGAATCGTAATGCGGGTAGAGATAGTCTCCATTCTTGAATGACAGAACCTTAACTCCGAACTTTCCTTTGTCGATATAGCCGACTGCGGCGGTTTCTGCAACGATCATGTAAGAGCTTACCGCTTCAAAGAACGCAATCTCCATATTGTGCATAAGCCATCCCTTCTTGAAGACATTGAGGTTCTTCTGGGATTCCTCTTCCTCTTCAAGCTCATCTGTGCTGTCTGCGAGCTCGAACTGAATGTCGTTTCCGGTTAGGTGTAAGGTGTGTTTTGTTGCGATAACCTGTTGGAAAGCAAATGCACATCTTGTAATAGGCTGCAAGTAATAATGATTGCCGGTAGAAGGATCTTCCGGGTCCCAATCAGGATTCTCCTTGATTATATCCGGATACGCATTCTTGTCCCAGATTCTGTGTCCGCTTGTGAAGTACTCACGAAGGAAGTCGGACTGGGTTTTTACTCTCCATACACAAGGGTCGTAAGGCATGTTCTGCATGCTTCTGTCACCAACCTTGTCGGAGAAAGTGCCGTGACTCATATATCCGTCAGGCTTAAGCTCGTAGAATGGTTTCTTTACGAGTATTTCTCTAAAATTTAAATTCTCCATAATCCTTTTACCTTTTTATGTTTCTTTTTTGTTAAACTGAATATCATTACGTAGAACCAAGACTCAAAGAAGTCAGGCGAGTGCCCAACATACTTCTTGGCAATCTTCTTAGGCAATAGCTTGAATCCCCTATCGTCGCTGTTCTCGTCGCGCCGAAGCATCTTTCGCTCCTTCTGAAGAATCTGTCTAAGAGGGACCTTGTCGAATCCGTTTCCAGAATACTTCCTTTCGAGCAGGGACGAGTCGATGGAAATCTGCTTCTCTTTTATCATCTTGTAGAATAGCCATGCACACTGAGACTTCAAGTCTTTGTATAGGTATTTGATACCTGCTTCTTCTTGATGATTCTGAGGGATAGGTGCTGCCTGGTTGTTGAATGGGACGGCATCCTTGAAAAATCCCTTAAAGTACTGACCGATACCCTGCAGATCGTAAGTGAAGTTACATTCCTCAACTCCCCACTCTCTCAGCTTGGCCTCAACTACAGAAACGAGCGTCTTAGGGTCCAGCCTCATAACAACCAAGTCTTTGCAGTGCCATCCTTCCCAGAGCCACATCACGAAGTTATCGCCGCCGGTGAACGCAATATCGGCTGAAGCTCTACGTTTTCCGTCTCCGATTTGTTCCGCATTGTCGTAGATTTCATCAAGGTCTTCCATCTTGATCATGTCATCTCCGGCAGCTTTCCAGTTCCAGTTGGCCTCCAAGTCTCGCATACGCTGTTCCTCATCCTGCTGGGCAAGGTTGGCGATATAAGATGCGTCGGTAGAGATAAGCTTGATGTTTTCCGATACATCGGCACGGATGAATGTCGCCGACTTGATGAACATTTCGAGCTTTGTGTATCCAAGCTCCTCGTAGCTGTCCTTCCAAAGGCTATCGATGATGCCCTTGCACTGCTCGTACACCTCTTCTCTCGTGTTTCCCCAGTAGATTGAGTCCGGCGTATCGCCGTCCATGAAGCAATATCGTATAACTCCGTCCCGTTCAGGTATGATGTAGCCGTTCTCGTCAACCCACCAGTCAATGAACTTTCTCACCCAAGATTCCGGGTCCGGGTTACAGGTAATCCAGAAACGGTTTCGGATATGCGCTGCATTTCGGTTATTGGTCAAGAGGTACTTGAACTTCTTGTATGGACACTGAGTACCCTCATCGATGCAGACGTAGGCATACTGGCGACCCTGGAATCGTGTCTTGAAGTCCTGATAGGCTCCAGCATAGTACGAGAATTTGAGCCATCCTCCGTTATCGAAGTTCCAGGTCATATCATTTTGTGACTTATTGTAAGTTCCAAATTGGGAGAACAATTTATAAGAGTCTGTCACTAAGGACTGTAAGTCGTCTTTTTCGTTACGAAGAATTGTTGCATGAAAATCTGGATTTTTAATATCCTTCAGAACTTCCATTAGGGACGAGAACGATTTTGAGCCGCCTCGCGATCCGCCAACTATCTTAATATCAGCATCAATAGACAGCATTCGTTCCTGACCGCCACGCTGAGCTATAATCTTCAGCTTGTCGGGATGCTTCTTGTCGGCGTCTCTTAATGATTGGATATACTCTTGAGTGTAAATAGGCTCTCCGTTATCCAATTTTAATCCTGAAAATACATCTTTCTGCATAAATATCCATTTAATACTGCAAAAATATACAATTTTTCTTGTATAATTGCATATTTATTCATATATTTGCAAAAACAAAAGGTATATTTATACATTTTTTGAGGTGGAAGAACCGCTTCAGGATAACATTTTTAATCAAAAAACAACATGACAAGAGAAGAACTCTTAGCATTGGTCAACAAGGAACTCGGTAGTACCAAGTTGACAATTAGCGAGAAAACCATCAATGAAGAACTTGATGACGTACTCGAAGATTTTGGTGAAGACGAAGCTGCAAACGCTAAGTTGGTCACCAAGGTTACAAATCGCTTGAAACGCATGGACGGCAATCTCCATTCTGACGTTTCTCAGCAGGTTAAGGAATACAAGAAGAAGGCGAAAGAACGTCAGAAGGCAAAGGAAACTGAGCTTGACGAGGAAGAGCCGGAAAAAGACGAAATTCCTAACGAAGAGAATATGCCTGAGTGGGCAAAGAAGCTCATTGGTGAAGTCAAGAAGGAGCGTGAGGCGCGAGAGCAGAAGGAAGCAGCTGACGCAAAGAAGGCGTTGGTGAACTCCATTAAGGAAGGTCTTAAGGCTAAGTTTGAGAAAGCCAATATTCCTTTGAATTCGTTTTTCGTTAAGACAGCTTTGGATAAGCTTGAGATTCCTGATGGTGAAGCAGACATTAAGAATCTTGTCGGTAAGGCAGAGGTTCTTTACAATGCTGACCTCAAGGAAGCGGGTATCAATCCAGACACCAAGCCTCGAAGCGGAGGTGGCGGAGCCGGAGGAACCGGAACCGTAGATGAACACGAGTTCGATGATGTTGCAACTATCAGATCTCGACACAAGCCTAAGGACGAATAAAAATTAGTATTCAGGATAACAAATTTATTTATTGATTATGGGAACAGTTTCTCCTTATTACAGTGAAAGGATGAATGGTAGCGGCTTCTTGCCAGGTCGTTCCCTCATCCAGGCTCGTGGCGAAATCGGCGGTATCCGCTATGTATTCGTCAAGTTGATTGGCGCCGCAAAGGATGCTTTCCGTACTCCTACAACTGGTGGTAAGTTGCTCAACCCTTTCAAGGGTCCTGCAAAGATTTACGCCGGTGACTTCCTGGAGTATGATCCTGGCATCTATGGCAACGCAGGCGCAACTGTTAAGATTCTTAAGTCTTATCAGTGCGCAAAGAAGACCGGTGCTACTGACACAACTCTCCTTATTGTACGTGATGGCTATAAGCATATTCCGTTCATTGGAGACAATATCATGGTGGCTCCTGACTCTCTCGATGGCACAGGCACAGCAGTTACGGTTACAGGTGTTGAGAAGACAACCGAAGCAGGCGCAGACGTATGGAAGCTTACTTTGTCAGCAACACTCGGTGTTGTAGCAAAGGATGCGGTACTCGTTGAGGCAGCAGCTGCCGGCGACGCACAGAAGCCTATGGTAACCAACCCTAACGGTTATGCTCAGTGCGACTACGACTTCCTGTTCACTCCAGGTAACGATTTCGAGGATGGTGCTCGCTATATGCTTACCCCATTCCTTGCTAACGACGACACCGTTATGTACATCGACAGGATGTCTCCAATCCCTCCTGCAATCAAGGCTCTCAACAAGAGTCGCGTTAACGGATGGTTCCATCTCTAATTATTAACCTTAAAGATTGATTCAGGATTATGGCAAAATTTGATTTTAATAATTCGCGACTTGCCAAGTTCTTCGGTTCTCAGGAGAATACGGCATATTTGCAGAGTTTCCTTGATAGAAAGGATGTCTTCTTCACTAACTACGGTTGGTACAAGACACAGGGACACAACGCTTCGTTCCTGACAACTACCGACAACTATGGCTTGGCAACATTCAACGTAAAGGCTCGCAAGTTGAAGGCAGCTCCTATGGCTGACCTCCGTGCTCCTCTCGGCGATTCTAATCAGATGGACAAGAACGGACATAAGTGGTACACCGCTTCTATCCCTGACTTCATCACTCCTGGTTATGTTGAGACCGCAGTTGAGCGTTATGCACGCATCAAGCAGTTTGAGGAGTTCGGCAACGACGCCGATATCTTGGCAGACTGGAGTGACGAGGTTCAGACCCGTATCGACTCAGTTGATGCAACAATGAACTTTATGACCGCTCAGTTGATGTCTACCGGTAAGATCGATTACTCTGGTATTGGTCGTGGTATCTCTACCCCATTGCACAAGGCTATCGACCCTATCGAATACGGTGACAACTTCATCAATGGCGGTGCTAAGAAGTGGGCTGACCCTTCTGCTACCATCCTTACCTACATGAAGGAGAAGGAAGCCAAGTATCGCGAGACCCGCGGTGGTTTCGATGGCGCTTTGGTCTGGCAGATGACTCGCAATACATTCTATAATGTATTCTTGAAGAACGCAGAGGTCCGCGAACTCGTTACCAATTACCGTCAGCTGAACTACATTGCCTCTACCAAGACAATGCCTATCAGCAAAGAGCAGTTCATCCAGGCATTCGTTGACTTCGAGGGAGTATCTCCTATCGAGATTGTTACCGAGAAGGAACGTAACCTTACTCATACAACCGACGAGTACAAGCAGGGTTGGTCTGACAACATCGTTGTGCTCCGTCCTGCCGGTGATGCCTGTGAGTTCGAGCGCACAGACAGTCTCGATCGTAAGTTGATTGAGTATGCTGGTAACAAGGCTATCTCTACCCTGTTCGGTACAACCAACGATGGTCTCGGTCTGCTCATGAACTCAGTAGTTCCTAACGGTAAGTACATGGAGTGGCATACAGACATCATGTTCTCTGCTTGCCCAGCTCTCATCGACTTCCCAGACCATTGCATTATGGACATTACCAAGACTGATTAATTTCGGTCTTGGAACTATTAACGTAACTAGATTGTATGACTATGGATTCGGAGATGAACATTTACACTGTGAACGACTACCTTATTAATAAGGTGAAGTTCGAGATGCCGATAAAGGCTCTGTTGGGCATCATGCACGACAGGGAGCTTGAAAATGGCATCGACCTCGAAGCCTGCGACAAGGACAAGGTGAGACTTGCCTATGCCGACATGCTGAAATGGTTTGTTCTTGGTCCGAGCAAGGTGAACAACACCTCCGACTCCGATAACGGATGGACTCATTCGGGAGGTGGCTATGATATGTCGGATAACGACAGGAGCGAGATGAAGGCAGAGGCTAACGCTATCTATGCGGAGCTGGAGCCTGATTCGATGCTCAAGAAGAAGTCCACCTTCCGGGTGACCTCCCACGGAGTAAAGAGGGCGAATTATTCTCCTTGGGGAGAACCTCTCCCTCACATCATCAAATAAGGCGTATGGAAAAGGAAAACATCAGAAACCCAAGATACCCTCACATCATCAAGATCGTGAGGAAGGTCGTCGGAAAAGCCGACCCTGATGACCCGTTTGCCGATGATGATGCTCCAGTTGGTGAGGACAAGGAAATCATTCTCTACTATGGCGAAGGACGCAGCTACACAGATACCACTACAGAGGGAGACAAGAACGTCGACCAGAACAAGAGGAAGGCATCGATTCCGGTCAGATATGACGAATGGGATGCTGACAGATGTCCTCTTGACGGCGACACCATCTACTCCACTGTCGGCAACAACACCGAGGTAGGTATGGTAAAGGACTGCGAGCCGGATAATAACAGGACTGTTGTGTATTGGAGTTTGACAAGGGTTTAGATTATGACAAGTTTATCAGGTCAGTTTTTACAGGTCGAGAAAAAAATCCGTCAGATGGCTGTAGCAAAGATGCAGCAGAAGATGGAACATGCGGCTGAAATGACAATGAAGGCTGCTGACAAGTCTCGAAACTATGATGACGTAACCGGTAACTTGTACAAGTCAACAGCCATCGGTACATATTACAACGGCTCATTGCAGTCGATTCATTATGCTCCTGGCCCAGAGCCAACCCGAGTAACCCTTGCTGCTGGAGAGAGATACAACCTCGATAAGTATTATCGCAGTTCGTTCTCCTTCAAAGACAGCGGAAGGAGACCTTACAAGGGTGAATACGGAGAAGGTGGCGAATACGGTCCAAACGCGGCGTGGGATGAACTTGTTTCCAGGGAGCACAACAAAGGAAAGTACGATGCCACATGGCAGATGCTCCTTGTTGCCGGTGTGGATTACGCTAAGTTTGTCGAGGTTAAGAGAGGTCACGACGTGATTACCTCTCTTAGAGAATATTTGGTTAGATACTTTAGAACGATGTAAAATATGGTTAGTATTAAGACTCTATATTTCGATGTCGGTAATGCAATGAAGGGAATTTGCGACAAGCTCTACTCCCGGAGCCGACCAAAGGCTGTTGATACGAAAATCAACAGCTATATCGTGGTATACTTCCCATCTAGTATCTATAACAATGAGATGAACTCAAGTGGAGTTTACAACGATTTCACCACTACAGCTCAAATCGAATTGTATGTGCGCGATAAAGCTTCAGCAAGCAATCCAAATACATTCGATGTATCTAGCGTTGACGAGAAAGTCCAGGAGATTATGGACAGATTTCCAATCTCTACAAAAAATCTCATTGTTTCAAATCCTCGTATAACACTACAAACAGACGATGGCGCCGGTTTTTCCGTGACGATCATACAAGGAAGGTTACGTACGAAATAAGTATTCAGGAATTCAGGTATAACAATTTAAAATATTTTAGATTATGGTGACTATTGATAAATTGAAGGAAGTGTTCTGCGGCCCTAAGTCGCTGCTCTACTATGCTGCATTGGTTGACCTCTCTAAGAGCGACATTAAGCTTACCGTCGACATGGAGCTTCCTGTTGAGGTTGACTCTCTGAAGGCTACGATGGACGAGCCTACAATCAACCACTACAAGGTTATCGGCCTTTCTGGTGACTGGGCTACCACTGCTGAACTTGGTGACTTCAACGTAGAATTCGTTGTTCCTTCCAAGGCTAAGGAGCTTCTTAAGGCGATGTTCGGTGAAGACGCAGTTAACGAAATCACTGCCACTCTTACTGGTACTGGTGACAATACTCTTGACGTTCAGTATACCGGTGTAGCCGTAGAGCCTAAGCTCTATAAGATGCGCGGTACTATCGTTATCGTTGACGAGGAGAAGAAGAACCTCATGGTTGTGACCAACCTATCTATGTATGCGACAATGCAATGGGATGATTCAAGTTCCAATCCAGTTGCATTCAAGTTCTCTGGCTCTGTTGAGGGTGCGGGTACGAAGAGCGTTGCTTGGTTGACAAAGGGTGATGGCGTTATGAGCCTTACTTACAAGACCGATGCGGCAACAACCCGTAAGACCGTTCCTGCGGCAAACCGCAGACAGGGACTCGTTATTACCTACAATACCGGCTCTGCAACCGTAAAGGAGAGGTATATGGATACCCGAGTAACCGATACCGAGTGGGTTAAGGACGACAACTGGGAAACTGTTGAATAAGGCTTCTTTAGGTAATTAGATTCAGGATAACAAACCGTTGGGCGGCAGGCTAATCAACAGCCGTGCCGCCCTTCTTCATTTAATAGCATACAATCATGGCAGAAGAAAAGAAAATAGAGCAGCCTTCAGTGGACTTGCAGGAGTTGCTTGACAGCGTGCTGCACGACGAGCCTACCGAGTTCGTGTTCCGTGGAAAGAAGCACAAGCTCGGTTGGCTTCGCAAGGGAACAATGAGCAAGTGTTCTCATATCAGGGCAAAGGAGAAGAACGAATGGAAGCGCAACGTCAAGATTTGTGTCTGCATTCTCCTCAACAACATCTGGAAGATTCGATTTCTGTATTGGATCTACTGGCGCTGGCTCTACTACATCAATGACGTGGACGTGGCAGAGGTGCTGAGAGTCCTCGATGTTTCTAAAAAAAAAATTCCATCGAACGCATTCTCACTGGCTACCATATTAGCGACCGGGATGACGGACGTGATGATGACGATGACGAGGAGCGAAGTAAAAGCTATCCAAGCAGAACAAGCTGGGGAGCAGCCTTCTCACTAGCTGAGAAGTTCGGTTTCCTCTTTCAGCGCAAGTACTTCATCGCAGCCTACGACTACTGGTGGGGCTATTCGTCGGCACAGATTGACCTCATGGTTGCAGACCAGCCTCTTGTCGTCTATCCAAAGGCCAAGAAGGAAGGCGGTCCGAAGAAGCATACCAAGAAGGAGATGGATGACCTCTACGACAGATGGATGGAGAAAAAGAAGAATGAGGGAAGCCTCGTTGGCAAGAAGATAAGTCTTGCTGATTACTTAAACAATAAACTCTAATTTAAAAATATTCAGGATATGGCAGGTGGAAATATGGGAGACCTCAGTTTCTCGCTCACTCTAAAATCGAGAATTGAAGAGGAAACCAAAAAGATTATCAGAGAATTAAACAAGGTTGATTCTACTGGTAAGCAGGCACAGAATGCTTTGGAAGCAATATCCGAAGCAACAAAAGGTATTGGAGATAAGGGAGGTCGTAGTTTTGAAAAGCTAAACAACTTCGTTAAAGAATTACATCGTAACATTGGTGTATTTTCAAGCGAAGATTTCTTTAGTCCCAAAAAACTCCAGCAGTTGGAGTCTGTTCAGGACGGGTTATACAAAATAGGCCGCATACTCGGAGAGGTGTCTAAGGAAGGTGCTGGATTCAACATATTCCCTAACAGTGTTTCCACTGAGGCAAACAAGGCAGAGAGAGAACTTTATAAGTTATCTTCTATTATTGACGAAATCAACAAACGCCATGGTGAAGGAATACAGCTGTTTGGCGTCGATTCAACGAACAACATACGTCAGTCGCTGTCAGAACTGTCTAAATACAGAACTGAGTTAGAACAGATTAGGAATAACATAGGTATTCATCCTATCACAGGACTCACAGCAACTGATGTTGTAAAGAGTTCCGGGTATCTTAATGCTATAGATAAAGCAAATACTTATGCAAAGGTTATAAAGGACGCAGCACGCGAGGCAAAAGAGGCAGATAGGCAACGCCAGAATGAGTTGAAGAACACGGAGCGTCGATATGATTCTCTCGGCAATAAGGTTCGCCAGCTTCGCTCTGAATACAGCCGAGGAATTTCTGTCGGAGCAGATGTTAGTAAAGCGGAAGCTGAGATTAGCAGGCTCCTTTCTTTAATGAGAGATCTTAGAACCATCAAAGACAGGCTCAATTCGGAGAATTGGAGAGAAGGCCTAGGTATGCTTGGCAACATTGGTAGTGGACACGATACCACTTTAGCATCGAGGATACTTCAAGACCAAAAGACAATAAACCGTGAGGTTCAGAGAGGTATTGAGCTTGAACAGAAGCGTCAGCAGGCTATCGTTGACTCAGGAGCTAAGATTCAGTCTCAGCTGGTTCGCGGCTTCGAGAAAGCTAACAGCCATGCAGGAAGGCTGAATTCAACCGTACAGGATTTGAAGTCACTCTTCTTGCAGGGAGGTCTTGTGTTCGGCGCACAGCAGTTCGCTATGAGCGTCATCACTACTGGTGGTGAGATGGAGAAGCAGCATATTGCCCTCCAGTCCATCCTTGGTGATATGCAGAATGCGAACACAATGTTCAATCAGATTAAGGAACTCGCTCTTAATTCGCCATTTACGTTCTCTGAGTTGAACCGAGACGTTAAGCAGTTGGCTGCGTATGGAGTTGAGTACGACCAGCTCTATGACACAACCAAGAGGCTTGCGGATATGTCTTCCGGTCTTGGTGTTAGCTTTGACCGTATCGCATTGGCGTTTGGTCAGGTTCAGGCTCGTGGCTGGCTCGATGGTAAGGAACTCCGCCAGATTGCTTATGCAGGTATTCCTCTGCTTGAAAAGTTATCTGAGTTCTATTCTAAGCAAGAGGGCCGAAATGTCTCTACATCAGAGATTAAGACTCGTATATCAAGCAGAGATGTAAGTTTTGATGATGTGAAGTCTATCTTCTGGCAGATGACTGATGCTGGTGGTCAGTTCTATAATATGCAGCAGGTTCTGAGTGAGACTTTGCTCGGACGCTACAATAAACTGAAGGATGCCTGGGAAATCATGCTTGCCGACTTTGCTAACGGCAAGAATATTATAGGTGGAACTTTCAAGGGTATCCTTGATGTTGTTACCAATCTCGTGCAGCAAATTCACGTCTTAGGTCCTGCTATGGTTGCAGCATTCGCCGGACCTGCTCTTATGCGTGGAGTAAAGACCTTGGAGGGCGGAATCGGGAAAAGAATACTGAACTCAAAGGGAAATATTGCGAAAGAAGCTGAACTCAAGCTTTTGCGTGGAGAAAAAATAACTCCCGTGGAGAAACAGATTCTTCAGTATAAAAATCAGATTCGGATTCAGGATATCCAGGCACTCGCAAAGGCAAATGCGATAACAAAAGCTGAGCTAAGACGCTTGTATGTTACCGGACAGATAACCAAGGAGATGTACAAGCAAGGTATGGCTCTCACAAAGCAGGAGGGGCAGGTAAACAGAATCTCCCTTGGTGGAGTTCTGAAGGGATTGGCTAGCCCTAGCAAATGGGGAGCAGCAGGAGGTTTGCTTCTCGGAGGCTTGAAGTCCGGATTTAGTTCTATCATCGGTTTTCTTGGCGGTCTTCCTGGAATCGCTATTTCTGCCGGATCTGCAATCTTTGCATACTACTGGCAGAAGCATCAGCAGCTGAAGCAAGACATGGAGACTACGGCTGACGAACTAAAAGACAGATACACTAAGATTGGCGAGTTTCTTCGCGATAACGATGCGGATAAAGCTATTAAGGATGGCGACGAGAAAGAGATAGAAAACCTTATTGACACATATAAGGAAAAGCTAAAGGAGATTGCTCCTGAAAAGGAGAATGCTTTCACGATGAGCCTTCTCGAAAAGAAATCGAATGAGGATAGACTTAAGTATCTCAAAGAACAGCTCATCCTTCTCAAACAGGTTGAGGAGAGCACTCAGAAATCTCTTTCTAACGAAGACACCTATAAGGGATTAGACGAGAAGCTGTCTTCTGCAAAGGAAATAGCAGAAGCGTTCTCTTCAGCATCCGCAAAGGCGAATATGATTAATGCCACACAATCCGACTTCGCTAGCTTCAACTCCTGGGAAGAAAAATATAAGAATGAGGTGAAAGCTATGCGCGATTATCTCATTGATGAGCTTGGAGATATCAGCAACAGTCCGAAGTTGCAGGGTAAGGCTAATCAGATTCTTTCGTCATTCTTTGCAAAGCAGGGATGGAACCAGGATGTTTCTGATCAGTTCCGTGCTGACGTTCTTAATGCGATGGGTGTTGAGACTGGCTTCTACGAGAATAAATTCAAGGATGCTCTCGATAACGCAGTAAACACTTCGTTTCCTTGGATTGGTGACAAGATTCGCAACAACCAGGAATTGACAGATGCAGAGAAGGTCCAGGTTTCAAACATGATGAAGGATGCTGCGGCTCAGGTTCAGAAAGACTATCCTTTTGCATCTGACGCATTGAAGCGAATGCTTGCGGCTGATAGATTCGAGGCTGTCATTCATCTCGTATTCAGGAACGATGACTCGGATCTCACTCAGCAGCTCGAAAAGAATCTCAAGGGTAGTGGTTACGACTACCATGAGAAGAACAAGTACGTCAAGAGTTGGGGAAAGGATGCCGGAGACGACTACGATAAAGCAAAGAGCAACGCAGAGTCGGACATTACTGCTGCCAAAAAGGAACTCAACACCAGAAAGAAGATGCTAGCGCTAGGCAATCTTTCTCTCGATGAGTTTACACAGAAGCAGAAGGAGTACGAACTTAAGATGCAGGCTTATCATGATAACTGGGGTGAATGGTTTATTGGAGAAGGCAAGAAGAAAAACAAGAAAACCGGTGGCCGTAGGTCAACAGGCGCGCGGACAGATAAGGCTCTTGAAGATTTGAGGAAGCGCATCGACTTATACAAGAAGATGTATGCTGAAATCAAGAAGTTTAAGGAGCTTTATGGAAAAGGTGCTCTTGGTCAGCTTGCTAATGACGGAGAGTTTGAGGCTATATTCAATGATAAAAAGAGGTTCCCTATCTCCGACTACACCAATTATGAGACCTCTATCAAAGAACTCTTGAAGACTCTCCCGGCCTCAACAAGGGAGAGATTGGACTATGCTGCAAACGAGAAGGCTGGCATTCAAACTGAAAGCCGAAAACTTCTCGAAGACCAGCGCAGAGACGAACTGAATGTACTCAATAAGCAGCTTGATACTATATCTGAGCAGTATGAGACATACAAGAAGATATATGAGCTGACAGGAAACAAGAAGGGTTCAGAAAACATAGCTTTCGGAGGAACTGTTCAGTTTGATACATACAAGAGGTTCCTGGAGGAGCAGCTCGATATTGCGGTAAAGCACGACAACGTTCAGTCCGGCCTTAACTTGACTACGGACGAGGTTAAGGAAATGAGTCTTGAAAATGTCAAGGATAAGTATGGCGAGGAGACTCGTGTTTACGATATCCGCAAGAAACTGGAAGATGAGAACAACAAGATCAAGAAGGAGACCATCGACCTGATGGCTAGTCTTATTGAAAAGAATGCAACCATCGCACAACAGATTGAGGATGAAAACCGCAAATACGAGAGACAGCTTGAACTCATCAAGGGCATCGAAGATCCACAGATGAGAGACAGAGCCAAGGCCGGAGCCACAAAGACTCACAACGAGAATGTGGCAAAGCTTCAGTTCGATCAGTTCAAGCAGGAGTCTGACTGGGTTGCTATCTTTGATGACCTTGACAGGGTGTCTTCCGCTACAATCAACTCGATGATTGAGAAGATTGACCAGTTCTCCATGACTACCGGCCTGTCTGTAGAATCAATCAAGCAGTTGAGGGATGCCTTGGATAAGCTCAGAAATGAGCAGATTAGCAGAAACCCGTTCGGCTTCATCTTTGGAGGGGTGAATCGCGGTAAGGCTATCGGAAAGTTCATAAATGAGCGTCTTGGCGGCATGGATGATACCGCGAAGATATTCGTCAGCAAGGAGGAGGCTTCGAGACTCGGAATCGCTGGCGGCGTAAGAACCAAGGCGAGCCTGAAGAATGATCAGCAGTCAGCATACGCAGACTCGTCTAAGGCCATCTCTGAACTTGCGACGAAGATGCAGGCGCTCAATACGGTTCTTGATCCGGTAATCAATCTGTTCAAGGCTATGGGTGAAGAGGATTCAATCCTTGGTCAGATTGTGGGTGGTGCATCAGGTGCATTCTCTTCGGCGGCAAGTACAGCTGGAGCTTTTGATACCCTCAGTAAAATGAAGGGTCTCGGATTCCTTGAAGGTGCTGGTCCATACGCAGCAGCCGCTTCCGCAGCGTTGAGTATTGGCGGCTCACTCATCAAGGCGTTCGGTGCAGACTACAGCAGCTACAACAAGGCGAAGGCTGAGTACGACAACCTGACCTCAATTTGGGATTCTCTCATCTCCAAGAAGACTGAGTACATGAACATCCATTGGGGTACAGAGGCTACAGAGGCATCCAAGGAAGCCAAGGAAATGCTTAAGGCGGAGATTGAGCAGACTAAGGTTATCGCGCAGAAGAGGCTCAATGCCGGTGCGTCAGCTGGCTCCCACTCTATCAAATATAGAATGTGGAAGGGTTCCTATAAGTACAATGGTCAGAACTGGCGTGATGTTGCCGGAGAAATCTCTTCGAAGTACGGAGTCCAGTTCAACGGCATGGAAGACATGCTCAACATGAACGCTGATACATTGTCGAAGATTAAGAAGGATTACACTGGTCTTTGGGCTAACATGGACTCAGATTTCAGAGATTACCTGGAAAAGCTCATTCAGTATGGCGAGAAGGCCGATGACATAATTGAGGCTCTTACAGAGAAACTGACCGGTAACAAGTTCTCTGACTTGGTGTCTTCCTGGGGCGACGCAATGTCAACTATGGCCAATGGGTATGAAGACTTGGTGGATGGCTTTGAAGGAAAATTAAAGGACGCCATCTTGAACTCCATGATTGAGAATACATATGGAGACAAAATCAAGGCTCTTCTGAAGAAGACTCAGGGATACGCAGAGAATGACGACAAGATCAAGGATTCCAACGGAAATGTCATTTCTGAATACACAGGAGCCGAGTATGCCGACGTAAAGAACAGCACAGATGAGCTCTCAAAGCAAATCGAGGCGACACGAGACTTCTTGAAGAATACCTATGGTTGGTCCGACAATAGCAGTTCTTCTTCTAGAAATTCCATTAAGAGTATTACGGAGGAAACTGGTGACCTTATCGCCAGTTACCTCAATAGCATAAGATTATATTGCGCAGAAGATAACACAAATCTTAAGCAGTTGACAGAGCTAACTAAGTCTGCACTGCCTGAGATGAGCGTAATTGCCAAATCTCAGTTGGCTCAGTTGAACGCGATTGCGCAAAACACATTAAGGAGCGCTGATGCCGCAGAGCATATTGATTATCTTTTCAATTCTGTTATAAACGGAACAAAAAAGATAAGAATTAACTAAAATATGGCGTGTCTATTATGACACGCCATATTTTTATGCAAAATGCCATACGTACCCCTTATATTCCGAACGTTTCCCTCTGCACGTAAGTCCTATATATTTTTGATATTTTACCCCAAGAAAATCACAAGCAGATTCCATGCAATCAAAGTATATCCTCTTGCCTGTCTGTATGTTTTCACTATAAACAGCTCTTGCCATAGGATTTTTGCTTCTAAACATTATGTCCTTTTTATGGCAAATAGTATTTGGGTTGTTTACGTTTTCTTTTGCCGTAGCCCACCTTAAATTGCAAACATTGTTATTCTTAGGATTCCCATCTATATGATCAACCTGTGGCTTGTTGAATGGATTTGGTACGAAAGCCTGTGCTACGAGTCTATGAACCTTGAGGAGTTTGTGAGCTCCATCAGAAAGAAGTGCAACGCCAAGATAGCCACATTTCATTTTGTTTTGTGACAGCATCCTTCCTTTGTACACCTTACCTCCTGGTATATTGTATCTAACTCTTGTCAAAGAGAAAACTCTTCCACATGTAGAAACCGCATACTTTCCCTCGTACCCTTCTATTTCTTTCCATTTTTCGTCATCTAAGCACAAAATTCGGTCTCCATATTGACCCAAAATAACATAGTTATCCATTATTCTTCCTCCAATGATTAAAATTATTCCAATGATTAAAGAGAAGGGAAAGCCCATTGGATTAGCCTTGTCAGTCGGTAGCTACTCCGACCTATCCCAATGCAAATATACGAAATAATTTATAAATATACAAATAGTATTTAATTTTCTTGCATATTTATGCAATATTTTGTATATTTGCAATTGTAAAAAGTTGATTTAAGGTATGAAAGAATATTTCAGGATATACATGCAGAAGGAAGGCGATGGGAATGAGGTGAAGGACTCCATCGCCGACTTCGGCATGTATGTTTCCGAGAACCCGTTCAAGCCTTGCGATTCTGTCAAGGAACCACCGAAAAGGGAGTGGCACGATGAGCATGGTGATGACGAATATATCGGAAAGGATGGACTTTATATGGCGGCATACGAGAATAAGGTTAAGTTTATGTTCCACGGCGAGGCTTTCGGCGCTAACGAGAAATGTAAGGCTTTTATTGATTACATCCGCAAGTCAGGCATGATGAAGATGTATTGCGACTTCAATAGAATCGGAAGACAGCATGTAAGACTTAAGGATATTGATCCAAACCTATATAGAGATCCGGATAACGAGGACTTGCTAGTCCTCTCTATTACTTTCAAGTTTAACGACCCTGTTACTGATATTAAGCCGATTAAGGATACACAGGGCAATATTTCAAATTTAGTATAGCATACAGATGAGCGCTTGGAATATTTATCATAAGGATGGCTCGAAGCTGACAGACGTTAACGGAGAGCAGATAACCGTTCATGGATTGGAGTACTCTGATTCCTGGATGGGTGAGTGTTTTTTGACTATCAACTTCAAGCATGAAGTGCCTATCAACTTTCAGATAGGCGACTATATTGTCTATCGTGGCGAGCGGTTTGAGCTCAACTACGAGCCGGGCAAAGATAAGCAGGCAAGACCTGACACCTACGGTGAGGGCTTCGTATATGACAGCGTAAAGTTCAATGCATTGCAGGATGAGCTTGCCAGGGCAGAGTTCCTCGATGTGGTATTGAACGATAACGAGCTTCACTACACTGCCCTGCCGAAATTTCCATTCTATGTACAGACTTTGGATGATTTGCTAGACAGAATCCAGGCATGCTTAAACGAGCAGATTGGTGCAGGTCTTTGGAAGATTTACTCCCGAAACAAGGACCGTTCCGTTCAGCGTGGAGCCCTTGAAAGTGAGTGGTTGTCGGTTTATGGTGAGAAAACCGACGATAACGTCATCGAATCGATGTCTATTACAGTGGATTCGCAGACCTGTTGGCAAGCCCTTGCGCTTGTGAACGAGAAGTGGGACATAAACTTCATCGTCAGAGGAAGAAATATCTATGTCGGTACTACCGGAATACAGGCTAATCATATCTTCAAGTACGGACTCGGCAATGGACTCTATGAGATTGTTCAGAACGCTGATTCCGATCAGAGTGTCGTTACAAGACTAAGAGCATATGGTTCCGAGAAGAATCTTCCTTCTCACTACTATGCGGACCTCGGTGTCAAGTATGTGGCGAACATCACGAAAGTCGTCGGGGCCAGCACAAATGTTACACTTGAACTGGACCTCGATTATATAGAAACATATTTCAAGAATCCGAGAAAGTATATTGTTCCTGGGGAAACTGGCGAGCAGTCTCTCGGTTGGGTACTTAAGGTTACATTTGATTTCAAAACTGAGATTACCGGTTATGTAACACAGGCATATGACTCTAAAAAATGTAGATTCTATTCTGAGCTGAAGGGAACACAGACTGACACCGGAGATGAGGAATCAAAGGAGAAGCTTGATGCGTTTATTGCGCAGGTCAAGGCCGGAAATACAAAGATGTATATCACGTCCGGTCTCAACAAGAAGGCAGTTCCTTCATCCATGAAGGAGTACGCAAAGAATCTTCCGAACAACATGTCCATCAACAGACTTATGTTGCCTGGATTCCCTCATGTATCGCTGAGTGATTTCTATAACACACTCACGGATGAAGAGAAGAAGTACGTGAATCCTACCGGGAGACAGCATAAATTCTCCACAGATCCGCACAGGCCATACATCGATTCTATCAACATCGAGCAGATTGGTCTTCGTTCTGCATCACAGTTCTTTGAAACAGATGATAAGACAAATGGAGTTATTGAAATCTACCCTACTATCGAGGAGATGGAAATCGGTGGCGTACGTGTTGATGAGATTGATGAGGGTGTGGCTCCTGATGATGACGGAAGATTTGGCGATAATGAAACCGTAAAGAATGTTGATATCTATCTTAAAAAGGCTATCGACTTTGATATCAACGACTTAAAGGATGACGACTTCTCCATCTCGATGAAGGATGGTATGTGTGGCGGACGAACATTCAAGGTAGCTTCATCAGCCAAGATTGATGGAAGATGGAGGCTTACTATTGAAAGAGTAAAGGACGACGCTCTTGAGCTGTGGTTCCCATACAAGGACTACCCTATCAAGAATGGCGACCATTTCGTTCTTACCGGCATCACACTTCCTGATTCGTATGTCAATGCTGCGTCTCTGAAGCTCCTTAAATACGCCATAGCATTCATTGACAAGAACGACTACACAAGGTACGTCTATCAACCTAAGGTTGATGAGATTTTCATGGCAAGACAGCATGATCTTGCTGAAAAGGATACTACAGGAGTTATCAAGAGTCTTCATGATACGCTCAAAGCCGGAGACTTGATGGAGTTTGAGGATACTGACCTCAGAATTGGCGGTGTAATATCCATAGATCAGCTCACAATCAAGGAAGAAGATGGCAAGATACCGACATACGACATAACTCTTCGTGAGGATAAAGAGGTTGGTACTATCCAGAAGATTCAGCAGCAGATTTCGTCGCTCCAAAGCGGAAATGGAGGAACTGGTGCAGGCTTGACAACTACACAAGTCAAGGGCCAGATTGCAACAGAAGGAAGTAAGCACTTTATCTCAAAGATAACCGACGACACCGCAAAAGGGACAGTTACCTGGGAAAAGGTACAGAAGTTCTTGCAGGGGTTGCTTGTCGGTAACTCCAACAATGAGAACGGAGGCTCGTGGACTACAGATGCAGAAGGTCGTTCGCACCTTATCACAGATTACTTGGAGGTAAGAATGAAGGCTATCTTCGAGGAGCTGGTTATCAATAAAACATCCACCATCGGTGGTAAGGAGATAATCTCTCCTGCTGGTGGCGTGGTGGCTCATAAGGTAGAAGAGGTTACTGTGACATACAATAATGTGTCACAGAAGGCTTATCGTTGCTATTTCTTAGCAGAGCAGGATGGTGATGAGGTAGATAACGACTTCGCGGTTAACGACCAAGTGCGCTCGGAATCATTCAACGTTCGCAAGGACACTTATCACAAGGCTGGCAATCACTTCTATTGGCGATTGGCAATCGGTCGTGACGAGGAACCTGTAGAGTTGGAAGGAAAGAAATATCATTATATCGACCTCTCTGATACCGATTGCGCTACAGCTAGCGACGTACCTGCTAAAGGTGATGTGCTCAACCAGTGCGGTAACAGAACCGATGTAGAACGTCAGAACTGCCTTATCTTCTCGGCGGTAGATACCTATTCGCCATCCATTAGCCTCTATCACGGCATCAACAGCTATTCCTTTGCCAATAGGGAGTATGTGGAATATGGTGTGAATAAGCAGAATAACAAGGCTTTCTTCAACGTCTATGGTGATATGTATGTAGGCGATAGACCTACAAAGGAGAATGGCTATGAGGGCAGCTCTTATATCAGATATGATAGCAGCACTAAGCAAATGTCTGTTAAGGCTAAGATTTCCGCTAAATCCACTGTGGATGGCAAGGAATTGTCTCAGTATTTCAAGAAGATTGGCGAATTGCAGAATCAGGTGGATGGTGCTATCGAAACGTGGTTCTATGATGGTGTTCCTACCTTGAAGAATGCCCCAGCCATCAGTTGGAAGACCGATAAGGATAAAGAAATCCATCTTGGCGACCTTTACTACGACAACAAGACGGGCAAGGCATACCGCTTTGCCAAGGATAGCAACACCTATAAGTGGACTATCATTACAGATACCGACATCGCCAAAGCCCTTTCCGATGCAAGAATGGCACAGGAGACCGCAAACGGGAAAATGAAGGTGTTCAGCGTTCAGCCTACGACACCTTATCAGGTTGGCGATATATGGGTTAATGCCACTTATCCTTCTGACGGCAGTACCTACAAGAATGAGGTATTGCGCTGTCAGACCAACAAAGCGGCAAGTTCTCAGTTCGCCATCGGTGATTGGATTAAAGCATCTAAATACACCGATGATACAGTTGCCAACGCAGCCAAAAAGGCAGCAGAAGATGCTCAGAAGGCGGCACAGACCGCACAGACGGATATTACGAACCTCGGAAAGACGGTCACTGATTACAAGAAGGAATTCGATAATTATGTTACCGATGGCTACCTAGAGCCTTCCGAGATTGCGGCAATGGCGCAGGATTCTAAGCGACTTGAGGATGATTTTGCGGCTGCACAGAAGTCGTACAATGAAGTGGAGAACGCAGAGGTGTTAAAGAGTACCAAGGAACTCACTGACCTCACTTCCGCTTTCACTGTCCTCTCTACTGCCAAGAAAGAACTCATCAAGTATCTTTCAGATATATCTAAAAGATACAATGAGACTGATACCAACGGCAAGGCTGCTATCGTCTCAGCCGTGGGAACGAAGTTTACCAACTTTCAGTCCGCATACAGCGCATTCTATGACAAACTTGGCTTGGCAAACGCCTATATCACTAGCAAGATATATGGTGACTTGAAGCAGAATATCACAGACCTCGCAGGTTACAAGTATCTCAAGGATGCGCTCGGTCAGACTACAGATATTGACGGTGGTCTTGTAATGACAACGCTCCTTGCGCTGAGAGACGGAGACGGAAACGTTCAGAGCGGTATCAACGGAGCAATAGACCCAAATAGAGGAAAGAAGAGTATCGCAACATGGTGGGGCGGTCAGATGGTGGATAAGGACTATAATAGCGGAAATCTTACCCCTGCAACCTCCCTCATCCGCTTCGATGGCTCTGGTTATCTTGCCAATGGTGCTATCTGGTGGGACGTGAGCGGAAAGGTTCACGCAGACCCTACATCGTTTATCATCAGCGAAAAGAATCTTGGCGCATACCTCATCTTCTTCGAGCCGACCTGGAAGGAGGGAAGTGCAGGAACGAGCGTTGCCGACCTTGTGTCTTTGAAGCCAAACGCACCATTCTCTAAACTTGGTGTATCGGGCGATGCTACCTTCGAGGGCGCAATCTCCTTCCATGGCATTAAGCTCACGTATGATGCAACCAATAAGGCTATCAAGATTGATGGTAATCTCTATGCCACAGGCGGTATCACGGCATACGGAGCAGGAGCATCTACCACGGGCGGTGGTGGCGGCTTGAACGGCAGTGTTAAGAGTTATTCAAATGCCTTGAAGCTTACATCAGAATCGCTGAGTGAGATTGCCTCTGCCTACTCCATCAAGGCTCTTGATTCTCGTATCTCTAGCTTGGAAGGAGGCTCGGCTATGAACGTTAGTGTTAGCGGTAGCGGTAATGCGGTTACGTCTGTCACCAAGAATGGTACTACTATCAGCGTAGTTAAAGGTAGTACGTTCTTGACTAGTCATCAGTCACTTGATGGTTACGTTAATGCAATATCTGTAAGTGGAAGTGGGAATGCTATCACGTCTGTATCTAAAAGCGGAAAGGGTATTACATTTACTAAAGGTGCTACATTTTTAACTTCTCACCAAAGTTTAGCAGATTACGCTAAGAAGAGTGAAATACCTACTGTAGGTAATGGTACTATTATTATTAATCAAGCTGGAAGTGAAAAAGGTAGATTTACAGTAAATCAAAGTGGTAGTACCACTATAAATTTGACTGATAATAATAATACTTATAATTTTTCCGGCGCAAGTTTTGTATCTGGAAATAGTAATAACGGAGAGCATAATGCTAATAATATAACTTATAATTCTCATACATATTATACAAGCAATGGACCTTCTAAAGCTTTAGGTGCTTCTACTGATGATGGTTCTATTTATTCTCAAGCTTATTCTAGTACTTGGGTTAGTCAAATAGCTCAAGATTATAGAAATGGTAGATTATTTGTTAGAGGAAAAAATAATAATGTTTGGCAAAGTTGGAAAAGAATAGCTCAATATGAAGAAATACCTACTACTCTTCCTGCTAATGGAGGTAATTCTGATACAGTAGATGGTTATCATGCAAGTGGTCTTCTTACTGCTCTATCTAATTCTAATAAGGGAATTAGTATAACAGTTGGTGGAACAACTAAAAGCGTATCGAACATTAGTGTTAATTATGCTAGTAGTGCTGGAAATGCAGATACTGTAGATGGTGTTCATGTAAATCAACTATGCCGTATTTATACGTTTAATGTTCATAATCATATTATCAAAGTTGGTACATTAACGTCTGGTCAATATGGTCATGTTTGTAAATTAAGATTTAACTCAGGCATTGGTTATAATGCGTTAAATCAAGATAAAGCTATGACTGTTGTAATTAGAGCTTCAAATGGTAATGCAAATTCTAATGGATTCTATTTTGAGGCTCATAGTGAGTCTTATAGAGCAGGAGCGTTTACAACATTCTATTTACATCAGACTAGTAAAACCCAATGTGAACTTTATATGGCTGCTTTTAATTACTCAGGACAATCCACTTATGAAATTAGTTTTTCTGCTGGTGATTTGTGGACAAATGAAATGAGTGTTCAAAGTGCTTTGCCTACATCTAATATATTCACATTACCTAATTATCAAATAGCATATAATGATTATAATGTGGCTTCTGCAACTAGACTTCAAACTGCAAGAACTATTTGGGGTCAAAGTTTTGATGGTACTGGTAATGTTAACGGAACATTACAGATAGAAAGAACATCTAATTTTGGTAGTTATAATGAAGGTATAAGAATTGTTGGTGCTAGTAACGAATGGTCTGTTATAATGCTTGGTTGCAAAGCTGGCTCATATTCTGGTACAATAAATTCTCAATGGGGGTTAATGAAAACCAATTCTGACACATTTAGAATAGGAAGAGGCTCTTCATCTTCATCTTTTCTTGAAATTATAACTAATGGCAATGTTGGTATTGGAACTACTTCACCTGCTTATAAACTTCATGTTGCTGGAGAAATTTATTCCTCAAGTGTTATTAGAAGTAATGGTCAAAATAAAGCTATCATATTAAGTAATGATGCCAGTCCTGCTTGGATTAGTGCTCTTAATGGTCGAGTAATATTCAATACTGGTAAAGCTATTCGTTTTGGTGAAACTGCTTGGGATTTGAATCAATGGGCTGGTCTTAAATATAATCATAGTAATAAGACTATTTATCTTGGTATAGCTGATGGTTCTGCATTTAATGCTAATACTCCTCAACTTGATGGTACGCTTAGACTTGCAGGTATTAAAACTATAACTCCTGATAGTGGAGCTAGAATTGGAGGTAGTGGTGGTGATTTATATTTAGGTAATGCTAATAATTCTGGTTGGGTTTATGTTCAAGACATGTGTAGTCAAGTAAATAGTAGTTATTGGAACATAAGACAATTAGGTGATGCTACGTTTAGAAGTCTTACTGTTAATGATGTTATTACTTGTGATAGTATTATTGTTAGTAAAAATGCTGTTATTAATGGTAGTTTATCAGTTGCCGGATTAATAAATAATAAAGGTATATTACCTGCAAATTATGAAGTTAATAATAAAGGAGCGGGTTGTTATGTTTCAGCTGATGCTTTATGCTCTGGAATTACTGCTATTACTGATAGTATACCTGTTACAAATGTAGATATACATTACTCTAACGATAATGGTACTAATTGGGTTAATTATAATATATCAAATGATACTAAATTTAAGGCGTATGCGAATGTTGCAGGTATTGATGCTTTAAGCTTAGGTGGCAATGTTATCACTGGTAATAATGATGCTGAGAAACTAGCTCAAATAAAAAAGAACCAACTAATGTTTACGTTTAATGTTCCTAATAATTGTTATTCTCAAGTTTATTTTGCTTGTGTTGATATGTCAAACGGTGTTGGTGTTACTTGTACTGTAGAATATATAAATAGTAAAGGTGTTATAGTCAATACTTATATTAAATATATGACCGGACGGAACCAATTTAATTATATAAATTTATCTGATGGTAATACTGCTTTAGGTGTAGGAAATGATGATAGAAGATATATTCGTTTTAAATTTAAACATGACCAAAATACTACTGCATTACGAAATGCTTCAATAAATAAAATACGAATATTTGCTTTTACTAAGTATTCATTTCCTACTGATAGATTTATGGGTCATACAGGTCATATATATAATTTCGATTATAATATGAATACTTACTTCCCTAATAGCATTCTTGCTAAAGGTGGAGTTACAGCTTATCAATCTTCTGATGTTCGCTTGAAGCAGGATTTGCGGAAGCTGGACTACTTGGGCATCATCAAGGCAATGGGTGGCACATTCGGCTTTGCTTGGAAGAAGGATAACACAAGGTCTATCGGTTGGATTGCCCAACACGTCTTGTGCAACCCTCACTTAAAGGACATCGTGGAGACTGACGAGAAGGGCTACTACAAGATAAACTACTGGTCTCCGAAGCTGATTGCAACGGCATTCGGTGCTATCGAGCAGGTGGGCGATGAGGTCAGCAGGTTGAAGGCTCGGGTGGTCTTCCTTGAATCAGAGGTTCTGCGATTGAGTGGAGATAAGGAAGACTGCAACAAGAAGAGATTAGATAACAAGAATATTAATTCATTAAATTAGATTAGAAAATGGAGAATTTAAAGATTAACAAGAAGAGTGAACAGACAACCGCCACTTATACCAAGGGCGGCTATCGAGTAGAAATCACCTACAATGTTGACAAGACGGGTGGCAACATCGAGAGCATCAATATGAGTATCTATGGTGACCCAAATGGTAATTATCTCGGCAATGCGAACGCCAGCTCCAACGGCAGCGAGCTGACCTACAACATCAGCGGTGTTCCGCAGAGCAAGCTCAGTGAGGTATCAGCATTGATTAAGGAGGTTAATTCCGCTATCGCCGCTAATATGGCAAGCGAGGCAGCAGAGTAAGTATTAACGCAGGGTGGCTCTTATAGAGCTGCCTTGCCTAGTGTTTTAAGTTCTAAATATCAAGCGTATGGAACGCTTTATATTATAGCTTGCGAAAGTGTTCAATGTAACAGTAGAGCGAGTTGTTACTAAAGAAGTTGTAACAGAATTAGAAACTAAAGTTGAATATTTAAAAAATAAAGATTATGTCTTACAATAGTGATAGTGGAATTATTAGTGCTCCTGTTAGCATTGATGATGTTAAACAAGCTCTTGGAGAGAGTAGCAATGACCTTGCTACTCTTTGTAAGAGTGAGAATATAAATATATGGAGTAAGTATAAACCTATTAGTTGTAAAGGTGAATTTAAAGAATATCCTATTAGAGAAGACTCTGATGAAATAGTAACATCTTCATATAGTAAATTTACTTGTGTTGTTCGTTGTGGTATGAATATACCTATGGATACTTATAAGAACTTACGTAATAATTATGGAGGAGAAGGTTTTGCAATTAAAGCTTGTAACAACCTTTATAAAGATAATGTATATGGTGATAATGGTTATATTCATGATAATACAAGTACAAGTGTATCAGGAAAACATTTTCCAAAAGGTGGTGTTAATTCTCCTTATAGATTAAGTGATTTTAGAAACTATAATAGTAAAGCATCACATAATAGATTTCTGACTTCTATTTCTCAATTTCATACAGTTGAAGTTTATTATTCTTCAATTCCTAAATTTAATTGTGTATTATATATGAATACACATGTTGATAATAACACAAATCTTACTATGGATGATATAATACCTGATTTATCTTTAGCTTGGTCTTTTTGGATTCAAATTTGTTATGATTCGCCATATAATGATACTGATAAGATTTATAAAAATTATTATGTTGGTAATTGTCAAAAACCAACAGATTACGTATATGCTAGTAAAGAAATAACTTTCGATATAGGTAGTGGAGATAAGTATATTGATATTGTGCCTTTTTTAGCGTATACTCGTAATGCGACTTTAGATGATAATACAAAAATAATTTTTATATCTCTTCCGGGTGGTATTAGTTTTAAATATTATCCTAGACAAATTAATATGGAAAATATTAAAAGTGGTTCTAGTGGTTTTGTTGATTTCTCATCGTTGAGAGAATTAGTTGGTGCTAGTTGTATTTGTAAAGCTAGAATATATAAACTTCCTGATGGTGCATTAACCGTTACTGATGGTATGTTTAGAAGCGTTTGTGGATATGGTAATAATAAGATAACATACGGAAGAGGTTATGTATCTAACAGCTCTGGTCAAGGTGCAGGCTCTGTAACTATTCCTGAAGGTGATAGAACAGATTATATTGAAGTATATATAAGATTTGATAATGTTTATGAAGGAGGATATTATGGACAAATGTGTCAATTATCTTTTGAAATTAATATAGATGGTGGATGGAAACAAGTTCCTCCAGGAGGTAGTTATATTATGCGTTAAAACGTAAATGCTCTTAATATAATAAATGTGCTAGAAACGTATTTGTGGTTTACGTTCTCACCGAGAAAGCAGACACGTTGCGACCTAGTGATTACCCAACGTGGGGAAGCTGATTTTTTAAATTCGTAAATTTTGCTCCTCCTGCATTGCTATTCGGAATTATTTTCTTAACTTTGCACTGTTAATAGGAAAGGTATTCTGCTATGGCAATCTGACGAAGAATATTGTATAACATAAAAATATAGAAACAATTATGAAAAAGATTAAGACAATCGAGGCTGTTGCAGCCTACAGAACATTGAAGGCATTGAAGACATCATCAATGAGCGATGATGCCGCTATGCGAGTTTGGAAGAATATGAAGGCACTGCGCCAAGTAGCCGATACCTACGACAAGGATGTGGAGGAAGCGCAGCAGAGCTTGAAGGACGATAAGTTCGAGGAGATGCAGTGCAAGCTTCAGGAGTGCCAGCAGTTGGAGCAGAAGCACGCCGATGAGGGCTACGAATACACCAAGGACGATTCAGCCAAGTTCGCTGAGGTCAATGAGTACTTCTTTAATCAGAAGCAGAAGACCGAGAAGTATTTCAAGGAACTTGCCGACAAGGAGGTAGAGGTAGCCATCGAGGCAGTTGACGAGAAGGAGTTGTTCAAGGCAGCGAAAGATTGCGGCTTGAAGTTCGCTGATATGGAGACCCTTGATGTTGTGATAGGATAAACACTGATAAGTAGATATAGAAATAGCGTTAGAATTTGGTAAGGAAGCCGTTCTAACGCTATTTTTGTAGCCATCTACTTTCAGATTGTTACTTTTTATAAAGTTTAACACAGAAACATTCTCATTTCCATTAATTTTGTGCAAAAAAGTGTATCTTTGCAGCACTTTTCTTATTATTAAAAATGAGGAACTAAGAACAAATAATAAACCAAAAAAACAAAAGGAGAAGAATTTATGACTAAAGAGGAAGAAGATGAAGTCCATCGGTTAGTTCAATCAGTCGGTGTTGTACAGTTGTCAAAAGTAATGTTTAAGGACATGGACGTTAGCGAAATGATAAACGTCATTATCCTTGCAGGTAGAGGCTACAGCTTAAAGCTACTCAATTGGTCTAAGTATTACTCT